GTGACAAGGACATCGGCGTCCTGACCGTCTTCCCGGGCGAAGGTCCGATGGCAACCGTCCACGACGAAGCCACAGGTCGCAAGACGACCATCCACAACGCCGCGAGCATCCACGAAGCTCTGGTTCGCGCGAAGGAAGCCTACTTGGATTTCTTCAATCCGATCTTTCTGGCTTGGGAAGCTGAACAGATGGAGAAGTATCAAGACGAAGATCAGATCGAAGACGAGGACGGCGAGATCGCCCGGATGCGTCATCTGGAGAACAAGGCGGCGGCGTTCTACGACTACCACTACGGCGACGAGCCACACTGACCCATTCCCTCCCCTCCCCAACTAAAGGGCGGTTGACCTGATCGGTCTTCCGCCCTATTTTTGTTCACACCTAGAAAACGAACTGTTCAGAAAGCGAAAACAACATGAACCTCAACATCTCCAAGGCGATGTCGACCTTCGACATGGCGGACACCATCACCCTCGATTGCGGACTGTTCGATCTCCGGATCAGACAGGCGGCGCTTCACAACGAAGAATTCAAGGCGGCGGTCACGAAGCGCTCGCTCGCTGCGAAGAAGAAGTCCGCCGTCCCGGACCAGAACACGATGACCGGCTCCTACGAGGAAGACGTCAAGCTGTTCGTCGAGAACATCATCGAAGGCTGGGGCAAGAAGCCGCTCGTCGATGACGACGGGAAAGAGGTCAAGGCGACCCCGGAGAACCTCGTCGCTCTGTTCACCACGACCGGGAAGAACGGCGTCTATCTCTTCAGCAAGCTCCAGATGGCGGCGGTCGACGACGGCCTGTTCGCTCTGAGCGAGGAAGACATGGGAAACTGATCGAGGTCCTCGACTTCTGGACGAAGAACGGGGACAGCGCTAAAGCGGTAATGAAGGCGGCGCGGAACGCTGGGCGACCTCCGCCGCCTAAGTTCTTCGAGATCGAAGAGAAGACAAAGCCGTGGATGGCGTTCTTCATCTCCGCTTTCTATGAGCTGTCGACGGAGCGTCCGGCCTCCTTTGGGCCGGGGCCGATTCCATGGTCGAAGATCATCGACTTCGGGAGACATTATGGCTATTCTGGGGTCAATCTGGAAGTGTTCAAGGACGTCATCCGAAAGATGGACGCCCACTATCTGAAACAGGCAGCGGAGAAGACGAAGGAGCCGATTAAAAAATGAGCCTTTCCACGTTCAATAAGCGAATGAATGAACTGGGACGCCGACTGGATCGGAACGTCCCTAAGTTCATGCGCAAGCTGGCGCTGGTTGTGGACCAGACGGTGGTCGTGGCGACACCTGTCGACACCGGTCGCGCTCGATCGAACTGGCGGGTCTCCGTGAACGCTCCACTCCGGGACACGACGAACGCCTACGTCCTCGGGGAAAAGGGTTCAACGACTGGGCAGAATACCGGGGCGGCGATCGCCCAAGCGAAGGAAGCTGTCTCCCGGGTGGACAGTTCGCGCGATGTCATCTACATTTCAAATAACCTCCCCTATATAGGGAGGCTGAACGACGGATACTCTGCACAAGCTCCAGCTGGATACGTTGAAAGCGCAATAGGGGCAGCAACGAACGTCACGAGGGTCGCGAAACTACTAGAACGGAGCTTCCGCTAATGGCTCGTGAAGACATCGTGATCTCGATCCGGACTGTGGGAGCCGGAAAAGCCCGAAAGGACATCGTCGGCGTCGGAACTTCCGCGACAGCCGCCGCGAAAGGTGTCCGGCTTATGAACGCCGCGATCGGCATCTTCGCAGGGGCGCAAGTCCTTCGTGGGATCGTCTCCATGGCGGACGCCTTCACCACCATCCAGAACAGGATCAGGGTCCTCGTCGACACAGAGATCGAGCTTGTGGGCGTGACGAAAGAGCTGTTCGACATATCACAGTCGACCCGAACCAGTTTTGAGGGGACGGCTGACGTCTACGCCCGGACCGCGCTGGCGGCGAAGGAGCTGGGCGTCTCCCAAAGGCAAGTCCTCGACTTCACGAAGAGCCTGAACCAAGCGGTCGTCATCGGCGGCTCGACGGCGGCTGAAGCGACGAACGCCATGATCCAGCTGTCTCAGGGTCTCGCCTCTGGGGCGCTCCGTGGCGACGAACTCCGCTCCGTCCTCGAACAGCTCCCGGTCGTCGCCGATGTCATCGCGAAGGAACTGAACGTCACTCGCGGAGAACTCCGCGAGATGGGCTTCCAAGGCAAGATCACCTCTGACATCATCCTCAAAGCCTTCGCGAACGCCCGGGAAGAGCTGGAAGAGCGGTTCGGGAAGACTATCCCGACGATCGCCCAAGGCTTCCAAGTTCTCCGGAACGCGACGACGCTGGCGATCGGCGAGTTCGCGACAGGCTCCGGCGTGGCTGAAGCCTTCGCCCGGACGCTGATCTTCCTCGGAGAGAACATGGACACCATCCTCCGGACAATCTCGTCTCTGGTCATCGCTCTGACCCTTCTCTCTGGGCCAGCCGTGATCGGTCGCGTGATCATCGGGATCAAGACACTGACGGCGCTGATGATCGCCAACCCCTTCGGCGCGTTCATCGCCGCGATCTCCGCCGCGATCGGAATTCTGGTCTCCTTCGGGGACAAGATCAACATCTTCGGCTCCGGCGTCGTCACCGTCGCGGATGTGATCCGTGCGACCTTCGTCGAGGTCGGGATGATCTTCGCCCAGCTGGCAGCGATCGCCGGTGAAGCCTTCAGCTCTATTCTCGGAAGTTCCGACCAAGCTGTCGAAGGCATGGTCAAAGGCTTCGGTGGTCTTCTCCGTATCATCGCCACGATCTGGGACGGCTTCGTCGGGATCATCGCTGGCGGTATCCTCGCGGCGGCTGTCGCATGGGACAACTTCACGACCGGGGTCGCCAACGTCTGGGAGAAGCTGATCTCGTTCCTCGCGAACAAGTGGCGCGACTTCCTGAACCTATTCATCAAAGGCTACAACGCCGTCGCGTCCGTCTTCGGAGGCGATAGCATCGAGCTTTTCGACGAACGGGTCGCAGAAACCCAAGGGACCAAGTTCGGCGCGACGGTCGGCGAAGGCTTCAACGCTGGCTTCAGCGCTGCGACCCAAGCGAACGACCTCCTTGATCGGATCGAGACCCGGAGCGGGGAGATCGCCGCGAAACGTGTCGAGCAAGCCGCCGCGTCGGCGGAGCAAGCCGCGAAGCTGGAGGAACTCCTGAACCGGATCGGCGAGAAGGCTCCGACCGGAGCTGGTGGTGGTTCTGGCAGCGCGAGCGAAACTGTCAACCGACTGAAGGCGCTCTACACTGAAGTCACCGGCGACCTCGATGGGCTTATCCAAAAACAGGCGGACCTGAACACCCTCTTCGAGAGTGGCGCGATCAGCGCTGAACAATTCGCCGCCGCCATGCGGAACATCAACGTCGAAGTGTCAGCTCTCGACAACACCTTCTCCGGTGGGATCGCCAACGGGATCGACCAGATCATCGCCCGGGCGAACGACCTCGGGTCCACGATGTCAGACTTCGTCGTCGGAGCGTTCGACAAAGCCTCCGACGCTATTGTCGAGTTCGCCAAGACCGGCAAGTTCAACGTCCGGGAATTCTTCTCGGACCTCTTCGCCCAACTCCTGAAGCTCGCCACGGATCAGCTCTTCGCGTCACTCCTTGGAGGTCTCTTCCCCGGCGGTGGCGCTGGTGGTCTCTTCGGTGGCGGCGGCGGTGGTATCGGAGGTCTTTTAGGCTTCGCGACCGGCGGCACCGCCATGGTCGGCGGTAACGGTGGCACGGACAGCCAGCTCGTCGCCTTCAAGGCAACCCCCGGCGAGCGGGTCAACGTGGAGACACCAGCCCAACAACGAGCGAACGGCGGCGGCTCCCAGCCTATTATCGTCCAGCAAGCTCCCCCGAACGTCGTCGTCAACGTCGGCGGACAGGAGATCGCGGACGCTCTGTCTGGAGCGGAGGGCGACGTGTTCTTCACCTCCGCCGCTGAACGCAACAAGAAAGCGGTCAAGGGAATTCTTGGATCATGAGCATCGGCATAATCCCGGACCTCGGACTGGTCGAAGTCTGGCTCTTTCAGACTGATGTCATATCCACTTGGAACGGAACGGAGAGCCGGATGTCTCTCCGACCCAAGCCGCGCGTTCAACAGAGGGGTAAGTTCGCCGCTCTGGAGCAAGACGAGCGCCGGGACATCTTGGCGCTTCTGGCGACTGATCTGGTGAACCCGAACACCGTCCCCCTGTGGGCTTGGAGTTCCAAGCTGACAGCCGATCAGACCGCAGGGAACACGGCGATCTCCGCCGACACGACGCTGATGTCGCTGGCGAACGGCGACTACGTCGTCCTCGTGAACCCAGCAACAAGGGCAACAGAGACGAACACCGTCTCGAACGTGACAGACACCGGCTTCGATCTCGACACCGTCCTGACCCAGAACGTCACGACCGGCTGGTTCGCGATCAAGGCGATGGTGGGTCTCTGGGAGAACAAGCGGACGCTGGGATGGTCGACCGTCACCGGCGACTATGAATTCCAGCTCGACAGCTGGGTCGATCCGATCGTCCAGCGGACCGGCACAGCCGCCGCCCTGAACACCCTGAACAGCCTCCCGATCCTCGAACGGACCGTTCTGGCTGGAGCTGGGGAGGAACCGGAGTTCCCTCGGGACGTCATCGACTACGGCGGCGCGAGGGTCATCGCGACCAGATACAGCAACATCAGACGAGGATCGCGAGCCGCCTTCCTTGTCGATCGGGCTGACAGCGACGACATCGACTACTGGAGGCTCTTCCTTGACACCGTCAAGGGGAACTGGAAGGCGTTTCTCCTGTCGACCCAGCTGGAGGACCTGACCGTCTCCGGGAGCCTGACCCAAGGCTCGTCGACCTTCATAGTCAACGAGGCTCCTCTGGACTTCGCGACCTACCACTACATCGAGATCGTCTACAGCGACGGGACGTCGTCGAACCACCAGATCACGAACATCGCGGGAGGGACGTTGACTGTCTCCCCGGCGATCCCCTCCGATCCCAAGGTTGCGAATGTGGACCGGATAAGCTACCTCTTGAAGCGAAGAATGGCTGACCGATGCGAGTGGAAGCACAACGGGACCAAGTCGATCCTGTCGTTCACGGTGATGACGACGAACGACGGATAGAAAGGAGGCGAACCGATGGCGGTTCTGACGACAGAACAATCAACACAGGACGGCGCTCCGATCGAGCTGTTCCGGTTCGTGGGGACTTATACGACATACTACCGGACGAGCGCTCCCGAAAGCATCACGAACACGGAGGCGACATGGGTCGCCAATGCGATCAAGCGGTCCGAGTTCGAAGAGGGAACCCAAGAGGACGACGATCTGACGATCGACATCGAGATGCCAGCGTCGGACCAGATGGTCACGGACTATTGCATCAACGTCCCTCCGCCGGGTCTGGCTCTCCAGATACTCCGGGTTCACCGCAACGACATGAACGACGCCCTGACCCTGTGGGACGGGGAGGTCGTGTCGTGGACGATCAAGGGCCGGACCGCGAAGTGTCGCGTCCCGTCGCTCTTCTCCTACATCTTCAATAAGCCGCTCCCTCGGATCAAGTATCAGGGACCTTGCAATCATGTCCTCGGGGATAGGTTTTGCAAGGTTGACATGACGACGGTCGACAACAATCAGGACACGACGATCTCCACGATCGTCGACAACGTGGTCACGATCGCCGACACCTCTGTCTTCGCCGATGACGAGTGTGTGGGCGGAAGCATGATCGCCGCAAGCGAACAGCGGATGATCGTTTCGAACACCGGGACCTCCTTCACCCTTGCGTCCCCGTTCTCACCCAACGTCGCGGCGCTGGACGCCGTCTCCGTCCGTCGTGGATGCAACCACCAGCTGACAAACGGCGGGCATTGCATCGACCGCTATTCAAACGGGAGCAACTACGGCGGCTTCCCATACGTCCCGACCAGAAACCCATTCCAAACGAGGCTCTAAATGATCTGGACGCAACTAGCTCTATTCGCAGTCTCCTTCATCCTGACCGCTCTTCTGGCTCCGAAGCCGGAGTTCGAGAACGCACGTCCGGACGAGCTGGACCCGGAGAACTTTCCCCGGGCGACGGAAGACGCGCCTGTCCCGTTACTATTCGGTTGCGCACGGATCAAGGGACCGAACACCCTGTGGTATGGGGATTATGTCGCCGACCCGATCACGAAGAAACAGAAGACGGGTCTGTTCTCGTCGACGAACGTCATCATCGGGCATAAATACTATCTAACCCTCGATATGGGCTTGTGTCTCGGACCGGCGTTCATCAAGCAAATCTACATCGACAGCGAGCCGGTCGCTCCCGGGATCACGTCGGTCGTCGACGAAGACATTGAACTCTATGGTGACCCCGTCACGGGAGGCATAAACTCGACGCAGACGCCACCGGAGACAGGGCCGGGGACCTATCCTTGGATCACGAGCTTCGACGCCGTGTCAGATAGTAGTCCGGAATATTACAACCTCGTCACGGACCTCGGTTTCGCAGCTGAAGCGATCGACAATGGACTTTATGGGGCATACGCCGCGCAACAGCCAGCCCACGGGACAGGAAGCGGCCTGTTTCTCCCTACGACCGGGACGTTCTGGTTCCAGATGCGTTTCTATGCTGGAGACAACGGAACAGGGGGAGAATTCGTCTCTGAACGTCTTCAGCTGAATTCGTATGAAATCCTCGTCACTTCCTCCGGATCGTTCGTGGACGGAGCGCTTCAAGAGCTGACGAAGACGCAAATCCCAGCCGGGACGCGGTCCATCGGCATCATCAGCTTCACAAACATGCAATACCCTGTGACCGACGAGCAACTGATCAAGAACCACGTTTTCCGTGTCACCGGAAAAGCTATTCAATACGATGAACAGTATTTTGACATAAACGAGCCGGAGCTGTTCGGCGGGAACGAGAGCGGCGGCGGCTGGATCGGGGACGTGTCGTTCTATGCTGGCATCGAGACCCAGCCTGTCGATCCGGACGTCGAAGCGAGCATCGGAGCCGGTCTGGTCCCAGCCTACAACGGGGTCTCCCACGTCGTGTTCCCCAACAACTACATCGGAGAGACGCCAAGTCTCCGAAAGACTGAATTCCTGATGGGGTCCTATACCGATTATTTGACCAACGGGAACGCCGGACAGTGTTCCGCGTTGAACGAGGAAGACGCCTCCGCAGCGGAGACGCTCTATCGGGCGATCGTCGACGACTGGACAGGGATGGACATCGACCCGACGAAGCTGAACTTGACGACCTTCACCGACGCGGACATAACGCTCCAAAGTGAGAACCATGGCGTCTCCGGGGTCGTCTCTTCCCCACAGGAAGGCAAGAAGACGCTTCGGGAAATCCTCCGCCAGATCGACGGGGTCCTCGCAGAGAACGCAAGCGGAGAGATCGAGCTTCGCTTGATCCGTGACGACTATGTCGCCGCCTCCCTTCCGGTCTACGACGAGGACGACATCGAAGAGATCGTGAGCTATCAGCGGACCTCTTGGGCGGATGTGATCTCAGAGGTCAAGGTCTCCTACAGCCAGCGCGATCAGGAAAGCTCGAAGGTTGCGGTCGAACAGAACCCGGCGACCCTTTCCATGGTGGGCCGGAAGACGGTGGAGCTGTCGTTCCCATTCTGCTATCGCTCCGAAACAGCCCAAGAGCTGGCGGCGCGTGAATTGTCCCGCCTGTCGGTCCCTCTGATCCGGATGTCGGTCAAGATGAACCGCAACGCCTACGGAATTCTCGTCGGAGACGTGATCAAGATCACCTTCCCAGAGATGGGGATCACGGAGCTGATCATGCGGGTCCAGAAGACAAGCCTCGGATTGCTGGACAACAACATCATCACGCTGGAACTCGTTCAGGACATCTATGCGGTGAACACGGCGGTCTTCTCGACACCGGTCGACACCGGCTGGGTCGACAGTCGTCCGACACCGGTCACGATCCCGAACCAAGAGGTCGTCGAGATGCCCTACTTCTTCAGCTCGACGCTGGAGGAACCGGTCTCCGACGGCTACGCCGTCGCGATCCCGTTCGCGGAGAAGCCGCAGACGGCCTCCGGGTCCTACACGTTCGTCCACGACGCGACGGTCCCTGTCGTCGACGCCTCGGAGCTTGGCTTCGTGGACCCTGTCGACATCGTCTATCCACTCCAAGGCGACATCGTCACAGCCTACAGCGATGAGGAAGGCTACTCGACCGGGACGGACACCACGACCGGGATCGTCATCCAGAACGTGATCGGTCAGGCAGACGACATCCCTGTCGCAGCAACAGCGGCGGAGATCGCTACCGGCGGAGCCGGTCTGATCTACGCGAACGGCGAGTGGATGGGCTACGAGACAGTCACCGACAACCTCGACGGGACCTACACCATCGGGAACATCCACAGGGGCCTTCTCGGGACCCAGCCTGTCGCCCACACGGTCGACAGTTCGCTCTGGTTCCTGAACCCTGACCTCTTGGGCGCTGGAGCTTCGGCTGACGCTATCTTGGACAGCGGCTCGATCTGGTCGGTCATGCTCGACCGGACCGGCGCTGTCCGTCGATCCCCGGAGGCGGAGACAGCGGCGGAGACGACCTTGAACGAGCTGGCGGATCGCCCGCTTCGACCTCGCGATCTCCAGCTGGACAGCGTCCGGACATTGGACCACGACTTCGCCTCCGATCCGTCGGTGTCGGTCAGCTGGGTCAGCTCAAATCGGGCGGCGACATCCATCCCAGACGAGGACGACGCGACGGAGACGCCTGACCAGACGGAGACCTACGACATCGAGGTCTGGATCGACGGAGTGGACGAGAGTGTGACATATGGTGTCACAGGCGCTTCGTCTCCACAGGTCGTCGATGTGACCGGCGTGACTGGCTCGACCGTCGAGATCAGGGTCTACAGCCGGAGAACTGTTGGCAACTTGGCGACTTCGGCCTATTATGCGTTTGCGCGAGGAAAACTTGACACTCTCGAACTCGTGTCCGGCGACATGGTCGACACGGCTGGCGACTACCTTCTAACCTCCGGCGACGAACAGTCCGGGACCGACGGCATCAAAATGAGCGGAGACGAGGCTTAACATGGCAAACAAACAAATCAGCGACCTCACGACGGCGACCTTGCCGCTCGATGGGACAGAGCAAGCCCACTTTAAACAGGGCGCGAACAGCCGCGAGATCAACCTGTCGGAGATCAGAGACTTCATCGGGAAGGGTCCACTGGCCCAAGGTCTGGGCCATGCCAAGTTCACCCAGCCGGGGAACGTCTTCACAGCCTACAACAGCGGGACGCCAGTCTCGAACGCCTTCGACGCGGCGACGGGACACTGGCTGATCGAACACCTCCCGGACGACGAGATGTCCGCCGCTCTGGCGACAGTCGCGGCTGGCGACTTCGACAAGGTCTTCGCCGTCTCTGCGAAGACGTTCCAAGATGACACGGCATCGGCGAAGAACACGATCGGCGTGATGGTCTCGGATGGTGTCGACAGCATCACGTGGGAACTGACAGACGTGATCGCTCCCACTTGGGAGGAAAACTATCGCGGGACCGATCGGTTCACATTCGGCTCGAACAACGCGAACGTGACGATGGACGGCTCCGGTCCGTTGCCTTTCGACACCCTGATCTGGTTCCGTGTGACGAGGGTCACGTCGGCGATCACGTTCTACGTCTCCCACAACGGCTTCGACTGGGACACGATCTTCACCAGCACAGACACAGCGAACAGCATGTCCTCCGTTTTGGAGGTCGGTGTCTTCATGAACACAGACAACGGCACGGACACGAACCCACAGTTCCTTCGCGTCGTCGGATATGACGACGGTCCACAAGCCGAAGCCAAGACCGGCGGCGGGGCGCTCCCTGTCGCGTTCAAGGGCGTTCGCGCCGGATTGACAGGAAACGTCGTCTCTGGCAGTGGCGTGTCGAACAGCATCTTGACCTTTAATGATGTATCGAGCTTTAACGCCTTCGATCCCGACAGCGTTATCAATGGATCAGGTCAGATCGTGGTTCCGTCATCATGGGACGGGAAATATGCGGTTTTCGATCTTCAGCTCGCGTTCAGTGGGACAGTCGAAGATGGTAAGGCGATGATCGCGGTCGATGGATCGCTCGCGGCGGAAACTTGGTACGATGACAGCTTCACATGGCATTGCACGACCGGACCAATCCTGTTGACCGCTGGCATGGTCATTCGCGCTCAGTACGATTGCACGACCGCCCACACACTTCAAGACAGCCGGATAACGTGGTTCTCCGGATACGTCATCGAAACCTCCGAAGACGCCTTCGACTATGTCGAGGACACAGGCACGAGCCGGACCCTGACCGGGGCAGACTTCAAGGGCAACCGGACGGTGGAGCTGAACAACGCCTCCGCGATCACCGTGACACTGAACACCGGTCTCGATGCTCCCGGTCCGTTGACGATCATTCAAGGCGGCGCTGGGGTCATCACGATCTCCGGGACAGCCACGATCGAGAGCAACGGATCGCTGGTCTCGTCTGGTGGGCAGAACACCGCGATGACCCTGATCCCGTCGAACACGACTGACACTTACAAGCTGATCGGGACACTGGCCTAATGCACAGAGCAATCGCCCCCGCCGTCATGATGCCTTCGGTCCACAAGGCGACGCCCGTGATCGAGTTTCTTGGAGGCTTCACAGTCATGAGGAACTCGGACTGGTCTTACACGACGGCTTCCGGGAACACGACGATCTCATGGAACGAGATCGTCTGGGACAGCGGCTTCAGCCTGTCGACACCCGTCACGACAGTCACCGCTCCGTCCGGGGCGCTCTACTGTCTCGCGACGGTGTCAGCTCGGAGAGACACTATAGGGGCAGACTTCTATGAAGGTGGGTTTTGGCTGAACGGCTCAACTATCAAGGTTCGAAACACAAACGATAATGGGGACTATAACAAGTTCCACACCACCCACCTGTTCCCGATCACCGACACCGACACGGTCGCGGCATGGTTCAATGCGAACGCGGACACCGCTCTTTCGTCCGGATCGTGGTTCTCAGCGAGGTTTTATAAGTAATGCCTACAGCTTCCATCCTGACAAAAACAAGCGACCAGACGGTCAGCTCTGGTTCAACCACCACCGTCGACGTGACTTGGCAGACAGAGACGAAATATCTCGACGCCGACTTCGACTTCTTCGATGCTGGAACCTCGACCCGGAACCTGAACATCCCGACCTCGATGGATGGGATACTCTACGAGGTCTTCCTGTGGGTCGAAGACGACGTGAACGACTGGGGCGCTGGCAGCGGTGGATATTTTGGTCTTTTGTCTAGTGGTCTTGCGTCGACGACCTTCGACGACTGGGGCATCATGCAAGACATCGGGAGACCGGCGTTTGGAACAAGGTCTGGAATTGTCCCGGCGGACGCTTCCGGAGCTGACTGGTACACCCAAGCCAGAGAATTCCAAGCCGACACCATGAGCTTCAAATCCTCGAAGTGTCGCTTCGGTGTCCTCGCCGGGAACCCGGTCCCGCGCGCCATGGCGAGCGGTCGAACTGTCGGATATTCGACCCCGACAAGCCTGACCGCGATGGCCTTGACTGAAGATGTCGACTTCGGCGACATCTACAACCCAGCGACAGGGGTCTACACAGCACCGGCGAGCGCCACATTGGCGATCGTGAATTGTAGCGGATATGTTACGTCCGGGACGTCAACGAGCGATGTTCAATATGTCCTCGAAATCGAAGGCGTCGAAAAGGCTCGCTTCAGACATGACGGATCGCTCCGTGGGTTCGGGCCGGGGACGTTCGGGATGATCGCAGTCTCGGGCGGAGACGAGGTCGTCGTGAAGATGATCGACGCCGGTGGCGTCCGAACTGGCAACTTTGCCCACAGCGTGGAGTTTTACTAATGCAATATAAAACTATCGACATCCAGAGAGCCTTGAACCGGCACGAACCCAGCTTCGCGATCGCGGAGGACGGGATCATGGGGCCAGAGACAGAGGCGGCGATCTCCGTCTTCAAGGGGAAGCGTGGTCTCCAGCGGCGTCCGCTGATCGGTCCGATCACCCTCTCGCTCCTGTTCCCGGGAGAAGCCGATCCAGATGATCCGAAGATCAGCCTGACAGACGGCGTCCCGTGGGTCAACGAGCTGGCGCGTCATATGCATTGGCACGAGGAACGGGACAACGCCAAGCTCAGGGAGTGGCTCAAGAGCGACGGAGCAACGCTGGGAGACCCGGCGGTCTATCCGTGGTGTGGTGACGCAATGCAGACCGCAATCCGCCTCACGCTCCCGGACGAGCCGTTCCCCGGCGATCTGGGAAGGAACCCATACTGGGCGAGGAACTGGGCGCTCTTCGGAGAAGAAAGTCCGCTCGCCTACGGCGCGATGATCACGCTGGTTCGCGGCAAGGGTGGACACATAGGAACCGCCGTCGGCTTCGACAAGAAGGCGAAGAGGATCAGGCTACGGGGTGGGAACCAGTCGAACTCGATCAACGACACATGGATCGACGGTCGGTCGGTCTCATCTGGTGGGCGCGTCCTTGCAATCAGGAAGCCCAAGACCTACACGAAACCCCTCCCGCCAATCCCGCTGATGAACAGTCACGGAGAAGTGATCTCAACGAACGAGGCATGACATGGAACAGACCACCGAAGAGAAGGTCGAGAGAGGCAAGCGTCGATCGGCGCTTCGCTTTGAAATATTCGCGACCCTGATCGCGGCGATCATCATCGACCGGATGATCCGTGGAGACATGGACAGCGCGACGATGTCCGCCTTGACTGGATTCGGATCGACGATCTTCCTCGTCTGTCTGGGCTACGCCGCCGCGCTCCGTGGGATCGACAGCTACGCGAACGAAGTGGTGAAGCGATGATCTGGCACTGGAAGAAGATCATGTGGGCGATCGTCGCTCTGGCCATTGTCAGCCTCGGGGTCACGATCGTCGCGGCTGTTCGGGACTACGCCTCGACCAAGGAGAGGCTTGGGGTCATGGAGACCGCCGTGGAGGTTCAGAACGCCACGATCACAGCACAGCGCCAAGCTCTGGACGAGTGGCGAGAATGGCGAGAAGCCCAAGAGGCGCGACTGGAGGAATTGTCGGATGTATCACGCGAAGCGAGACAAAATGTCGCAGAAACGCGACGGGAGCTGTCAGGGATCGACTACGAAACGATCGACGACGAGACTTTGGGTCGTGTTGTCAATGGTATCGATGCTCGCGCCCGTTGCTTGCTCGAAGCCGCAAGCGGTGGAGATCGCAACTGTCCCGGAGAGGATTGAACGACCCACAGCTTCAAAACTGCCGAAACCGGACCAGATTGTCCCGGCGGATGTCCAGTGGGCGGTTGTCATGACGGAGAATGGACGCTATCTTGCTCTCAGCCCGGAGGACTTCGAGAGGTTTCAGCTGAACCAAGCTGACGTCGTTCGCTACATCCGAGAGGCGAACGCACAGATCGAATACTACCGGGAGCAACTCTGAATGGATCAAATAGTTCTTAGCTGGGGCAATGTTATAGCCATGATCGGCGTCATGATCTCCGGGATCGGTCTCGTGTCTGGTCTATTTGTCGCGCTCTATAAGCAAATCCGCCAGAACAAGACAGAGCTGGATGAATTCAAGCTACACGTCGCCCGGGACTTCGTGTCAAACACCCACCTGAACGGAATGAAAGAGGATTTGATCCGGTCCGAAGAAAGAACCCTCGCGGCGATTAACAATCTCGCGGACAGGTTCGACCGCTTTCTTGCGAAGCAACAGTAAATCCTTCACATTACACAATAAGCCTCTATACTTCGGCCACCTGATACAGCCGGAGAAAAAGTCATGGCATTGACCGAAGCACAACGGGACGATATGGTTCGTCTCTTCGATAAATACGGATCGAAGGCTCAAGTGGCCCACGAGATGGGCGTCTCCCGAACCACCGTCAAGAAATACCTTCACCAGCTCGGCTTCAAGGGAAGCCTCGTCCAAGGACGGAAGACGGACATCGCTCCTGTCACCCTCCAGCTCCCCGAAGAGGGGGACATCAAGCGCTACATCATCACGAGCGCCCAGAACAACACGAAGCTCCACACACGGCTCTGGGACAACCTCACAGCCTACGCGGACTTCCTCGACGCGGAGATCATGGTCTCCCGGTTCACCTACGACAAAGCGAGCTATGGCAAGCGCGCCGTGAAGCCCGGACGGGAAGCCACAGCCGCCGACAAGGACGAGGCGTGGTGGGTCCCGGAGGTCATGCCTTACGCGGCGGACACGGACCCAGACAGGAGCCGCTATCAGATCGCTCCGGGTCTCCAGCTCTGCGCGGAGATGAACATCATCCCGACAGCCGTGAAGCCTCTGACCGGTCTGGAGAACTACACAGGACGGGAGAGCGCGATCTTCCCCCACGTCCAGTTCGCTCTCCAGTCTATCGCAAGCGCTCCAAAGGAGCCGACGAAGTTCAACTACACGACCGGGACAGTCACCGTCCGGAACTACATCGCCAAGAAGGAAGGACAGCGAGCCAGCTCGCGCCACGGATACGGCGCTTTGATCGTCGAGGTCGACAGCTCCGGGAGCTGGTGGGTCCGGCAACTGGAGGCGGAAGAGGACGGCACGTTCTACGACGTCCCGGACGCCTTCGATCTGGCGAACATCAACATCCACAAGGTCTCCGGCGGGCAGATCACCGAAGGGGTGGTCGAGGCGATCAACTGGGGCGACATCCACAGCTCCGAGATCGACGATGACATCCGACGGGTCAACTGGGGCGCTGATGGCATCATCGACGCTCTCCGGCCTCGTCATCAGCTGATGCACGATGTCCAGAGCTTCCGATCGAGATCACACCACGAGATGAAGAAGTTCGGGAGGATGTATCAGAAGTTCCTCGATGGGATCGACAGCGTCGAAGACGAGGTCCGGGAGACGGCGGGTCTGATCATGGAAGCCCGACGGGACGAGACGGAGATGATCATCGTCAGCTCGAACCACGATCGCCACCTCGATCGCTGGCTAGACGAGGCGGACTTCAAGAAGGACCTATTGAACGCGGAGTTCTATCTGGAAGCCCAGCTCGCCCGGGTCAAGGCGATGAAGGCTGGAGACGACTGGGATGGGAACGAGTGGTCGCTTCTCCGGGCCGGGGTCGGATCGGAAGTCCTCTCCTGAAGCAAGATGACAGCTATGTGATCGCCGGGATTGAAATGGCGATGCACGGCGACGAGGGTCCAAACGGGGCGCGGGGATCAACCGCGAACCTGACCAAGCTGGGTCGGAAGGTCAACAAGGGCCACGATCACACGGCGACGATCATGGGGGACGTCTGGTCAGCTGGAGCCTGTCAGCTCCGTTTCTGCTACATGACGGGACCGTCTTCCCATAGCGTCTCGCACGTTGTAACATTCCCCGGAGGGACCAGAACCATGATCACAGTTTGGGAAGGGAAATGGAGAGCGTAGGGCGATATTTTCACCGCGTGGGATCGGCTCTGTCGGTCCTGATAAACGTGATCCTCGGAGGGCGCAGGGAAAGTCTCTGCGCCCGTTTTCATAGGACCGACCATCTGATCGGTCGTCTGATCAATTCCATCCTCCCCAACCACACCGACACCTCGAACGCCTTCTGGTCGCGGCTCCGGGACGATTGATCCCAAAACAGCCCAACCTCGGACAACCTTCAAACAGAGGTCGGCAGCTGTAAGCCTTTGATTTTTAATACTGAAGACAACCTCCCCAACCTCCCCAACCTTTCAAGAAGTAATAGAAATATATAAGAATTCCCAGCAATTTTAGGGATGGGAAGGTCGGGAGGTTGTCCAAGGTCGTCCCGGTTGCTTTCTCGTTTGGGCGCTTGTAAGGTATCCGGAGAACACGGAGAGCCTGACAATGAACTACCCTCACACGATGCCACCGTTCGACCATCAAGACGTCGAACAGAAAGACCACTGGAACACACCGAACCGCGCGATCTTCTGGGAGCAAGGCTTGGGAAAAATGAAGGCTGGCTACGACTGGGCCTTGACCCTCTGGCAAGCCGGGAAGATTGACACGCTCGTCGTCGTCTCCCCGAACGGCGTCCATCTCGAATGGATCAAGGAGGCGATCAAGGAGCCGTCCAAGACGAATCCCTACGACCAGCCGCTCGTCCCTCCGATGTGGCATGACCAGATCGACTTCGTGGCCTACGACACGAAGAAGGCGGGGACCAAGTGGCACCAGCAAAAGATGAAGGAGGCGTTCTACTCGAAGAAGTTCGTCGTCCTGTCGATGTCCTATGACGCGGTGAAGACGGAGAAGTCGAAGACCTCCGGCTGGATCGGCGGGAAGCTGTTCTGTGCCAAGATGGTCCGCGATCGGCGGACCGCCTTCCTGATCGACGAGGCGGCTGAAATCCAGACGCCCGGGACGAAGATCACGAAGACCCTTGTGGGCCATGGTGGGCGTGGCGGGATCAGTCGGTTCGCTCTCTATCGCCGGATCATGGAGGGAACGCCGGTCGACGAGGGTCCCTTCAATGTCTATCCACAGATGCAATTCCTCGACCCGGACTTCTGGCGCGATCGCGGCTTCGCGTCGTTCCAGAGCTTCAAGACCTACTTCGGCATCTGGAAGGATGTCGAGCGGAACGACGGTCGCCACTTCCCGATGTTGCTCCGCTACCAGAACCTCGAAGAGCTTCACGACATCCTGAAGCCGCACAGCTCCCGGCTACTGAAGCGGGACTGTCTCGATCTCCCGGAGAAGCAATACACCCAGCACCGCTTCGACATGTCGAAGGAGCAATGGGACGCCTATGAGAAGATCAGGGACGATCTTATGATCGAAACCCAAGCGGACGGAGCTGACATCGAGAGCCTGATCACAGCGGAGCTTCCGATCGTCAACATCCTGAAGCTCTACCAGATCACAGCCGGATATCTCCCGTTCATGGAGGACGAGAACGGGGAGGCTGTCCAGAAGGTGGTGACGTTCAAGGAGAACCCACGCCTCGAAACAGCGCTCGCCCAGCTGAACAAACAGACCCACCCGGTCCTGATCTGGTGTCGCTTCACCCGGGACCTCGAACTCCTTCAGGACGCTCTGGGCGATCGACTGGTCCGCTACGACGGGAAGACCGATCAGGATGTCCGGGAAGAAAACAAGCGGCGCTGGCTCGCCCAGACCGGTCCACAATTCCTTGCGGCTCAGACGCAAGCGATGTATCGTGGACACACTTTGAACATCGCCCCTTATGTCCTTTACTACACGAACGACAGCCGCCTCCGCCTCCGGAGGCAATCTGAAGACAGAACGCACAGAGGCAAAATGGACTTTTCGGTTCTCTACGGCGACATGATGGCGACCGACACGGTCGACGAGAAGCGCGTCCGCAAGCTCCGGGAGAAGCTCCAAGTCGCTGAAACTATCATGGGAGACAACAGATGAAGATCGTCATCGGAGAGACCGCCGAAACCCTCCAGATTTTTGACAACGAAGGAAGGGACATCTCGGAGACCCTTTCGATCAAGTCCGTGGCGATGCAGACCGCGCCGGGGATGCCAACCGTCGTCCGCTTGGACGTCTACGCCCACGAGATCGAGATCGAGACCTCCGAACCGATGATCGTGAAGGTCGAATGACAGTCTTCGTCGTCCAGCGAGCAACCTACCGCGAGGGAGGTGTCCTGAAGGACAAATACGATCTCTCCCCGGCTGAAGAGTTTGGGGAGCTGGTCGAGCTTCTGGACGCCGACACGAGACCCTTCAACCTCGAACCCGTGATCGATGCTCTCTACAGTCGCCTCGAAGACTTCGGGGACGACGACTACATGATTTGCATCGGGAACCCGATCCTCCTGTCGCTGGCTGTCTCGATCGCTCTGGACATCAACGACGGACGGGTCCAGCTCCTTCAGTGGAACGGACGCCGGGGAACATATGTTCCAGTTTCCGCAGATTTGGGCTTTACAGACGCGGACTGACCCGCTAGACATTTGCCTACACGAACGAAAGCCTGACCATGAACTACACATTCAACACCGAACTGGAAGACATGGAATTCGCGTTCAATGTGGACGTCGTCCTCGTTTGCACGGAGAGAGGTGAACCGGCGGCGATGCCTTCGATGAACTTCCCCGGCGAGCCGGGATGGGGTCCAGAGTTCGATGTCGACAGTGTCCTCGTCAACGGGATCGCGCTGGACAAGAAGTCCTTCGTCGCGATCTTCAGTGAAGAGGCATGGGACGGCGTCGTCAACAACGCAAGGACAGCCGCCGAAGAGACCGGCGAGTTCGGATAAAGGAGCCTGACATGACAGATCAATCAACCCAAGACTGGGAAGCCTACGCGGACGAACAGGAAGCAACCCCTCCCAAGATGGGGAACAACACGAAGGCGGTCCTCGAAGATCAAATTCGACAGCTGAAGCTGGAGGACGAAGAGATCGACCGCCTCGAAGCTGAACTGAAGACCGCCAAGGAGCGCCGGACGAAGCTCGTGGAGCTGACGATCCCGGCAACCTTCGAGGACATGGGCCTCGATGACGACAGCGTCATCAAGGTCGACGGGAAGGCTGTGACGATCATCACGTCCACCTTCGCCTCCCCGAAAGCCGCCGATCGCGAAAAGGTTTATGACTGGCTTGAAGAGCATGGTCACGGCGGACTGATCAAGCGGACCGGCATCTTCCAGACCGGTCGGGACAACGAGAAGAAGTTCAAGAGCTGGATCGACAGCATCAAGACATATCCCGGGACGTTCAGTCGCAAGGTTGAACCCACCACCCTGAAGGCGTTCGTCAACGAACAGCTGAAGGCGGGAACCGAAATTCCGATGGACCTGTTCGGCGCTTACACTAAGCGCGTCGCGAAGGTCACGGGATAAACAGGGAGGCAATGGAGCCTCCCGAACCGAAAAGCCAACTTGTGAAAGGAACAACACATGGCAAACGCAGTCACCAAGAAGCAAGCCACAGATGTCGCCGAATGGGGCGACTATGCTGGGGCCACAGGCTTCGAGAACGTCGATCGCTCTGAACTTGCGATCCCGTTCGTCAACGTCCTCCAGTCCAACTCGGAGCTGGTGGAAGATGGAAAGGCGAAACAGGGCCAATTCTACAACAACGTCATGGAAACGGTGATGGACGACTTCCGCTTCATCCCCTGTTATCGTCAGCGCGTTTTCGTGGAATGGGTTCCGGTGGACAGCGGCGGCGGCTTCGTCGGCGTTCATGATCCGGACAGCCAGTTCGTTCAGGACGCGATCCGCAAGAACGGGAACTCCCCGATCAAGCTCCAGTGTCACGACGCGGAGACCGGCGAGGTTCATGACCTTGTCGAGACGATCTATCTCTACGGCCTCGTCCTCGACGACGATGGGGACTATGAACGGGTCGTCCTTGGCTTCTCGTCGATGAAGCTGAAGAAGTATCGCCAATTCATCACGAAGGCGACAGCTCAGACGCTCGTCGTCGGCGATCGCCGGATCAAGCTCCCCTTGTGGGCGCATGTCTGGCGCGTGACCACCGAACAGGAGATCGCCAAGTCGAACGGGAAGAAGTTCCAGAACATCTCGCTGTCCTTTGACGGAGGCAGCGCGAAGGACTGTCGCTTGGCACCCAACGACGATCTGTTCCAAGCTGGTCTCGCTTTCCATGACATGGTCTCGGAAGGCGCTGCAAAGGCTGACCTTGGGACCGCCGACCGGACCGATCAGGCTGGCGGCGAAGAGAACGGAGGCGGCAACCCCACGCCGGACCTCGACGACGACATCCCGATCTGAGAAGTCAGGCGCTTAGATCGCGGAGAGAACCCGGGGCGGCTTCGGTCGCCTCGGGGGACAACAGCCTGACACAACAACAGAAAGACCTGACACATGAAATTCGGAAATTTTCTTACGGGACTGTTCGTCGATGACCTGACAAAAGTCCCGAACCTCGTCTTCGGCAAGAAGCGCACGAAGGACGAACAGATGGTGTTCATGATGGACGCCTCGACGGTGAACCCGAAGGGCTTCAGCACGAACTGGGGCGACCGGTTCCTCGACCCGGAGGATCGGAAGAAGACGCGGTCCGCCCGTGGGCGTCGGAAGAACAACTCCAGCAAGCTCCACCAGAAGAACGTCGCCGCCCAGCAAGCCGCCGGGATGGAGAGCGCGAGCTTCCGCAAGCGTCGGCGTCTGGGCGTCCTCGACATGGACGAGCTGCAACGGCTCGACGAGCTGGAGATCGCCACGCCCAAGGAAGCCGCGATGTTCTACAAGATGAAGGAGATCGCAACATGACCAAGAACGACAGCTTCACCCCGATCACTCTGGAGGTCCATCACGAGACCGCGAAGGCGTATCTCGTCACCGGTCCCGGTGGGTCCAAGGACGACGCCGACTGGCTCCCGAAGTCCCAGCTCCGCAACGTCGAGCGCAACGGGAACCTTCTGAACGCCGACGCCGCCGACTGGATACTGGAGGCGAAGGGCCTCGACGGTCTGGTCGAATGATCGTCGTCAAGGTCGAACTTCACTCCGCGATCACTGGCAGCGTCACCACCCTTGGCGAGCTGGTGATCGCGAACGACGGGACAGGGACCAACCGGAAGGGCAACTACCGGGCGGTCGCTGTCAAGAAAGGTCGGAGACGCCCGCTGGCGGTGTCCGTCTCCCACGGCTCTCCCGACGTGATCAGGAAGACAGAGATCAAGGACTACAGTCGCCTCTCTCGTCCGATCTGGGACCTCGTGGCGCTCGCTCTGAAGGGGATGAAATATGGAAAAGACACACAAGGGTCTGGAGATCACGAGCGCGAGCCTGACGAATAGTGTTGTCAATAGCAAAGATGAATTGAACGGAGACGCCTGACATGTATGATCGAAGGTCTGCGACAATCAAAACCAAGAGGAAAACGATGGACCATATCGGACCAATAAACCCAGCCTGTGACGAAATTCACCGAACGAAACACCGCCAGATCGGGGAGAGCTACAAGGAAGCGATGACCCGGATCGCGGCTGGCCTGACAGACAACTCGAACCAGTTCCACACCTTCCGGGACATCCTTCTCCAGATGAAGTTCCTCCCGGCTGGGCGCATCCAAGCTGCGATCGGCTCGACCAAGTCCGTCACCCCATACAACTGTTTCGTGTCAGGCACGATCGAGGACAGCTTCGTCGATGGACATGGCTCGATCATGGCTCGCGCAACGGAAGCCGCCCAGACGATGCGGATGGGAGGCGGGATCGGATACGACTTCAGCACCCTCCGCCCACGCGGCGACATGATACGCAAGCTCCAGAGCCAGACCGGCGGTCCTGTGGGCTTCCTGAAGATTTTCGACGCCGTCTGTGCGAACACAGCCAGCTCCGGGAACCGCCGGGGCGCTCAGATGGGCGTCCTCCGCGTCGATCATCCGGACATCGAGGAATTCGTCCGGGCGAAGCACAACCACGACCAGCTGACAGGGTTCAATCTGTCGATCGCGATCACGGACCACTTCATGGAATGTCTCTCCCTTGGGCGACCGTTCCCTCTTCAGTTCGAGGGCCGAACCTACCGGGAAGTCGACCCGGCGGCGCTCTGGGAGCTGATCATGCGATCGACGTGGGACTGGGCCGAACCCGGCGTCCTGTTCATCGACCAGATCAACCGGATGAATAACCTCTCCTATATCGAGACGATCGCCGCGACGAACCCATGCGGGGAACAGCCGCTCCCACCATATGGCGCTTGTCTCCTTGGGTCGGTCAACCTCCCGAAGTATGTCTCCCGCCGCGTGGTCTCCACCGTCGGCGAGATCGAGTGGAGCTTCAACTGGAGCGAGTTCGAGGAAGACATAGCGCCGATCGTGTGGGCGATGGACATGGTCCCGGACGTCGCGATCTTCCCTCTCTATGAACAGGAGAAGGAAGCCAAGTCGAAGCGCCGGATGGGGATCGGGATCACCGGTCTCGCGAACGCCGCCGAAGCCTGTGGCTTCCCCTACGGGACCCAAGAGTTCCTCGAATTCGAGGCTCGAATTCTGAAGACGCTGAACGTGAAAGCCTACGAGGCGAGCGTCGAGGCGGCGATGATGAAGGGAGCCTTCCCACTCTACGACGAACGGTTCCTCAACAGCGCCTTCTTGAACGGTCCAGCGCTCGCTGGGACAGGCGTCAAGGAGATGATCGCGAAGCACGGCATCAGGAACGGTCTCCTGACCTCGATCGCGCCCACGGGGTCGATCAGCTTCGGGGCGGACAACGTCAGCTCCGGGATCGAGCCTGTCTTCTCCTACAGCCAAGAGCGCAAGGTGAAGACCATCGAGGGTGACGAGAAGGTGATCCTCCGGGACTATGGCGTGGAATACTTCGGCGTCAAGGGACGCCGCGCGAACGACCTGACAGCCCGGGAACACGTCGACGTCCTGACCACCGCCGCCCGCTACATCGACAGCTCCGTCTCGAAGACTTGCAACGTCTCCCCGGACATCGAATGGGAGGACTTCAAGAGCCTATACATCCAAGCATGGGAAGGCGGCGCGAAGGGATGCACAACCTACACTCCGAAGCCGGAAGGCGAGGGAAGGGGAAGTGTGATCGAGAGCCTCGACGAAGAGGCTGAAGCATGGGACCCGACGAAGTGCGTCTGGGACCCCGCAACCGGCAAAAAGGACTGTTCATAATGTGGAAGAAAATCATCACCGACATCCGACTTCGGATGGCAATCGCCGCACAGATCGACAAGATCATCTTCGGAGCGGCTGTTTTGTTCCTTGTCTTGGACCTCGCCACCCTGAACCTGATCGGAGCCGCGATCGACGTCGCTCTGATGGCCTACGTCTATTGGAACGTCGGAGCGAAGGATGTCTGACCGCCCGAAGCTCCTGATCTTGGGCTACGCCCGACACGGGAAGGACACGGTCGGCGAGATACTTCGCGACGAGTTCGGCTTCCGGTTCACCAGCTCTTCGGAGTTTGTGGCCCGGGAGGTCATGTGGGACAACTGGGGATGCGCGGTCTACGACAGCTTCGAGGACATGTTCGCGGACCGAGTGAACCACCGCGTCCTCTGGATGCAGATGATCAGCGCCTACAACACGCCAGACAAGGCGAAGACAGCCCGGACGATGCTGGAGCGTGGGTTCGACATGTATGTCGGAATGAGGCGACAGGACGAGCTGGACGTGGCCCGGGAGCTGTTCGATCGGGTCATCTGGGTCGACGCCTCCTTACGTCATCCGCCGGAGACCGGGTCGATGGACATCACCGAAGAGAGCGCGAACCCGGACTGGATCGTCTTCAACAACGGATCGCTGGACACGCTCCGGGACAACGTCCGGAAACTCGTTTCCATTCTCTGAACAAATTATTTCCCGGCGGGGGGTTTACATCTGCCGGGAGATAGACTATCTCTGGATCATCAGAAACGGAGATAGACCAATGACCACTATGACATTCAACCCCGAAAACTGGATCAACGACGAGCTGGAGCTGGTCGCCACCGACGACACCGTGACCGTGAATGGCGAGACCCTGACCCTCGACGTCCAGCCGGTCCAGTATGACGAAGAAGGCAACACAAAGTGGGACTTCTACCTGATCGTCCTCCGCAACAGCGACGGAACCAAGATCGGTTCGATGTCGAAGTTCGGCGGCGACAAGGTCTGGGAGCTTCTGGGCTGTGGCATCTCCCGTCAACACGCCGACGCCCGGGTCCTCGCCGGGATGGTCATCGCGAACCTTTTCTAATGGGAGAACCGCTGATGGAAAGGAACAAAAAGAGAGCCGACTTCGATCGGCTCTTCCCACCCCGGGGCGAAAAGGTCCTCGATGCGATCCGCGTGGCTTCGCATTGCCTGAAGAGCCACATGGACCCGGACCCGGCGAAGCTCCGGGACTTCCGGGATGGCGTCAAGGAGGCGATGGAGCCGTTCAACGCGCCCAAGTGGACCGGAGTGATCCAAGAGCCGCCGATGCGCGACACCGGCTTCGCGGAGGTCGATCGCCGGATGCTGGCGAAGGTGGCTGAAGGCGGCGCGACCCTCGAGAGCGAGATCAGATGGGCGATCGACGCGATCCGCAGGGGAGACAATAAGCTGGCGATCAGTCGTCTCCAACGCTGTCTCGGATTTACACCCGCCGATAAATGATATTTACACTCGCCCCAGTCCTGTGATAAGGATCGAGGAGAAAGGAGCCTGACCGTTGCCTGTCTGGAAATTCGGAACACACTTCAAGAACGTCTGGTGGCCTTCAGACTTCGTCTATCCTCACAACGGGGAGCCGATCAGCTACGAGGACATCGTCCCCGTTTACAAGCAACAGCTGGCGGACGAAGCGGAGGACCCCGTCCCGGAAGATCGGGACGAGCTGATCGAGGCGATCCTGTCGTCCGTCCGGGAGGACGGCTATCGCGGCATGGGTCGACCGGACACTGGACGGATCAGACATAAAGCCTACCACCCGCCGGACACTCCGATCCGGGTCATATGCAAGGGGAACCCGTTCCTCCCGGGGAGCCGCTGGTTCGACGTCTGGGAGATCGTGGAGCCTAAGACCGGGGACACGCTCGCGAAGCTGAAGGAGCGCGGGATGTCTCGCGGGATGATTTATCGGATGATGTATAAACGCGACGACATCATCGAACACGCCTACGACCTCAAATTCAAGGATACACCGTGATCAACATCAACTGTGAGAACATCAATCAAGCATATCCATGGCTCTGCAATGCGGCGCTCGATCACACCAGAATGATCCCCACGGTGGGAGAGGCTCCCGCCCGGTGGGCGTTCACGTCTCCCGTCTGTCTGACGATCCGCAACCCGACCCAGCTGGTCGAGTTCCACCCCCGGGTCTTCGGGAACCCGTTCAAGAAGTTCAAGGCGCTCTTCCGGGAGAACCACTGGGAGTTCGAGCAATGGGAGGGCGACGACGTCTCGCACGGACTGACCACGCTGAACGAGAACAAGTCGGTCGAGGAATTCTTCCTCGATGGGATGATCGTCGAGGCTTGCTTTATGTGGCTTCGGCTCTGTCACCATCTCGGAAAACGTCCCGGACCCCTCCGCCTTATCCTGACCCAGCCGTTCTTCTTCCTCGATCCCATCCCGGAGCCTGACAACCCCGACCTCGCGACGATCTACACGCAACTCCATACGAGACACCAGTTCTCGACCACGCCGAAGATATGGGATCAGGACGCCTCGATCTACCGGGAGAACCCGATGACCGTGGGCTTCCGCGAGAGCTGGTTCCGGAAGATCGCGACCCCGATGGCGGCGGCTGGGATGTCCGTCGAGGATCGGAACTTTGACACCGCTCTGGAGATACTCCACCAGATGCCCAAGGGCGATGACTGGAGAGCCGCCGCTGAACACTTCGTCAACATGGAAAGAGAGAAAAATGACCGAACCGACAAAAGCTGAACGGATCGTGACCCTCCGAGAAGGAGGGTTTGTCAAGCGCTGGCATGCCGACCGGATAATCCAAGAGGACCTCGTGGGGCAACACTCCCACCAGATGCTCGTCCTCGGCTACACGATCCTCGAAGACCGCATGACGCCCGCTCTGGCTAAGGCTGTGACGTTCCACGACGCCGGACACGAGGGTCTCGTGGGCGACTGGCCTTGGGGCGCGAAGAAGCCGCTCTCGAACAACCGGGCGCGCGATCTGGAACACGAGCTGGCGGAGATGGTCCGCGAGAAGCTCCGGATCGTGGTCGAGCTGACCGATCAGGAAGCCTCCGATCTGGCGTTCCTTGATCTCTTGGAGCCGACGTTCTACGCTCTGGACGAAGTCAAGATGGGGAACAGGTTCATGGAGGTGAAGGCGGAGAACTGTGTTCGCGTTCTGATGACCTTCCCACAGATGCAAGAAACGGGGATACGAGCTGACGTTCTGGACGTCTTGTCGACGACTATCAGCGACAGCCACCCATGGAAGAAGGAACTTTTCGCAATATGAGACAGCTCCCTCTCTTTGCTCCGCCGTGTGACTGGACGCTCCCCTCGCTGTCTGACCTTCCATCGTGGAAGGGCCTGAAGCGCGTCTGTCTCGACGTCGAGACCTTCGATCCCTTCCTGTTCGAGACCGGACCCTCCGTCCGGACCGGCGGACATCTGGCGGGGATCGCTGTGGGCCTCGATTATGGCGAGGGCAAGGAGAAGGGGTTCTATCTCCCGTTCCAGCATCAGGAAGGCGACAATCTCCCGAAGGAGAATGTCATGCGCTACATCAAGGACCAGTGCAACTTCTTCGACGGGGAGATCGTCGGCGCGAACCTGTCCTACGACCTCGACTGGCTCTGGGAAGAGGACGTCCTGATGCCAAACGTCGCGCGGTTCCGGGACGTTCTGGTCGCGGAGCCTCTGATCGACGAGAATAAGTTCGCCTACGGCCTCGACAGCGTCGGAGCGGCTTGGGTCGGCCACCGCAAGGACAAGACAATGATGGAGGAAGCCGCTCGATCCTACGGCTGGAACGGCAAAAAGCGATCGCTTGGCGAGTGGATACACATCCTTCCGGCTCGCTTCGTGGGCGTCTATGGGGAGGTCGACGCGACCCTCCCGCTGAAAGTCCTCCGAAAGCAAGAGGCGGAGATCGATCGACAGGACATCCGCAATGTCTGGGACCTCGAAAGCGATCTTCTCCCGGCGCTGGTCCGGATGAAGAGACGCGGCGTCCGGGTCAACGAAGAGAAGCTCCGGGACATCGAGAACCTCTGTTTCCAGCGTCGGGTCGAGGCGGCGAAGATCATGACCGAAGCCTCCGGAGTTCGGGTAGGACCGGAAGACGCTCTCCAGAAGGAGGTCCTCGCCAAGTGTTTCCGGGCGACCGGGATCGACATCGACGTCGAGGACAGCATGGACAAGGTCTTCATCGCGAACAACATCGAGAACCCGGCTGTCGCGGCGCTGTCTGATCTCCGGAAGTGGGACACCCTCCGGAAGCTCTCGATCGACCCTGTCAAGGAGCATCTGGTCAACGGTCGAATTCATTGCAATTTCAACCAGCTCGCTATGGAGAAGGAAGGCGGCAACGGGAAGACCAAGGGCGCTCGCTACGGTCGCCTCTCTTGCGAGCATGTGAACATGCAACAGCAACCGGCACGGGACGAAGAGATCGGTCCCCTCTGGCGGTCGATCTACGAGCCGGAAGAAGGCGCTCTGTGGGCGGCTTGTGACTACTCGCAACAGGAGCCACGGCTTCTCGTCCACTGGGCGGAGGTGATGCAACAGCTGCACAAGAACGGGGTCGCCGGTCTGGGCGAATATCCAATGAACGGCGCGGACACCATGGCGGAGAAGTATCGCACCGACCCGGACGCGGACAACCATCAGATGATGGCTGAACTCGCCGGTGTCAGCCGGAAGGAGGCGAAGACGCTCTTCCTCGGGCTGACCTACGGGATGGGACAGGAGAAGCTCTGCAACGATCTCGGACTGGACACGAAGATCATCACGATCAGGCGTGGCCCAAACAAGGGAGCGAAGCGCGTCGTCGCTGGATATGAGGCGGAACAAATCCTCTCCCGGTTCTACCGGAAGCTCCCGTTCCTCCGGGACATGGAGAACCTCCTGAAAGAGCGCGCGAACCAGAACGGCTTCATCCGGACGCTCTCTGGGCGGAAGTGTCGCTTCCCTCGTCAGCTGGGGTCGCCGAACTACGACTGGACCCAGAAGGCGCTGAACAGGCTGATCCAAGGCTCCGCCGCCGATCAGACGAAGATGGCGGTCGTCGCCGCCGATCGGGAGAACATCCAGCTCCAGCTTCAGGTCCATGACGAGATCGACCTGTCGGTCGCTTCTCCATCCGACGCCCACATCCTCGCGGACATCATGTCGAACTGTGTCCAGCTCCGTGTCCCCTCGAAGGTCGACGTGGAGATCGGGAAGAACTGGGGAGATAGTATGGGATGAACGATGGGAACTAGAGAGGGCCAATACTGGCGGACGGTGAAACCAGCCTTCTCGGGCTGGGACCCGCAACGGATCGAGACCCCGGACGCCGATGGTGTCCCTGACGTGAATTGCACGGTCTGCGACGTCGAACTGAAATATGTGCGGGAGTGGCCCAAGCGTCCGGACACCCCGCTCCGGCTCGATCACTACAGCCCACAGCAAAGGGTGTGGCACAAGCGCAGATGTAAGGCTGGCGGATTGTGTTTCGTCCTGATAGGTGTCGGGAAGGAACATCTCCTGATCTGGGGAGACACCGCCGCCGATCATCTGGGGCGAGTGACAAGAATGGAGCTGATCATGCTGGCGGACGGCCACTGGGAGAGCTTCAAGGATATGAAAGGAGAGCTTCGCGATGCGATACTTGCTCGAAATTAATCAAGGTGAATGGCTGGCGGTCAAGCGTCACAGGGACGGTCTCGATCAGGTCGAGATGGCTGATCGGCTGGGTCTGACCCGCCACCAGTATCAAGCGAAAGAAGGCAACCAGAACGGCAAGCTGAAGCGGCGTCTGTCGGACTTCGAGGCTTGCGTGATCATGCGCAACCGATCGAAGATGTCACAGGGAGCGCTCGCGAAGGAGCTGGGTTTGTCCCGCCTCTGGGTCAACCGGATGGAAAAAGGACACGAGGATTGTCAACACCTCATTGACTTCTGGAAGCTCCAGAAGTAAGCTCCCCTTTACATCCGCCTGACCAAGAAAGCCGCCTTATGAACAGCATTGAATTCTTGCAAAAATTCCGCCCCGGTGGGCCATGGACCTTGACGTTCATCGTCCCGGACGGTCGTGTCACGACGACGACCTTCTTCGAGGATCGGATCGACCAGATGGAGACCGCGATCTCCCAGCGATCAGGTCACGAGAACATCTATTTTCAGGTCAACAGCTCCGGCGACAAGAACCTGACCAAGAAGGCGAAGAAGGAGGACATCGTCGAGGCGGAGTGGCTTCACGTCGACGTCGACCCACAGACCACGGACCCGAACCTCGTCCCGGCGGAGCGCGCGAACATCCTGAAGACGCTGAAGGAGGCGAACCCAACGCCGACCCTGATCATCGACAGCGGCGGAGGCTATCAAGCGTTCTGGCATCTCGACAAGCCGTCGACCCCAGACAGCGGAGACTGGACGGATCACGAGAGCTTCAACCGCTGGCTGGAGCTGGAATACAAGGGCGACCATTGCCACAACATCGACCGGATCATGAGGCTCCCCGGGACGATCAACATCCCGAACGCCAAGAAGCGATCGAAGGGTCGGGCCGAAGCTCCGACGGATGTCGTCCACTTTGATCACAAGCTCCGCTATGACCTCTCGAACTTCCAGAAGGCTCCCAAGATCGACGGCGGAACAAAGGCTGACGGAGGTCGCGTCACCGTGTCTCTGTCAGGCAACCTCCCTCGGCTCGACGACGTGGGGCCGGAGCTGGAGGCTGTCGCCACGGAAGGAGAGTTCCACCCCTCCGTCCCCATGCTGATCGTCAACGGCTCCGACGTCGAGGACGGCAACCGCTGGAACGGAGACCGATCGAGAGCGACCTTCTATGTCGTTTGTGAGCTGGTCAGAGCTGGCGTCCCGGACGACTACATCGCCGCCGTGTTGCTCGACAGCACCTTGGGCATATCGGGCCACACCCTCGACCAAGGGAACCCGGAAGGCTACGTCGTCCGGCAAATCCAGAGAGCCAAGGAGACAGCGGTCCACGAGGACCTCCCAGATATGAACGATCAATACTTCGTGACGCTGGTCGGCGGGAAGCTCCGGGTCGTCGAAGAGGAACCCAACGGGGAGCTGTCCTTCATGGATCAAGGGGCGTTCGTGAACTACTTCTCGAACATCCAAGTCCACGTCGGCGACGATCAAAACGGGATGCCTATCTATAAGTCGAGGGGTAAGTGGTGGTTCAGCCACCCACAGAGGCGGTCCTACAAGAAGGTCGTCTTCGCTCCGGGAGGCGAGGTCCCGAACGATCATTACAACCTCTGGCGCGGCTTCTCCGTCGCTCCGAAGGCTGGGACAGATCACCAGCTGATCCTCGATCACATCCGGGATGTCATCTGTTCAGGCAACGAGGAACATTTCGACTATGTCGTCAAATGGTGCGCTCGTCTGGTCCAGCACCCGGCGACCCAGTCGGAAGTCGCGCTCGTCCTCCGTGGGCGAGAGGGGACCGGGAAGAACACCTTCGTCGAGGCGATCGGCTCTCTGATGAAGCACCACTATTTTGAGACAGCCGCCTCCGAACAGGTCGTCGGGAAGTTCAACGGACACCTCCGGGACAAGGTCTTCGTCCACGCGAACGAGGCGTTCTTCGCCGGGGACAAGAAACACGAAGCGGACCTGAAGGCGCTGATCACCGACGCGAACCGGGCGTTCGAAGCGAAGGGCGTCGACATCGTCCAAGGCTCGAACTATGTCCACCTCGTGATGTCCTCGAACTCGGACTGGGTCGTCCCGGCTGGGGCGGACGCTCGCCGCTACTTCGTCCTCGACGTCTCCGACGAACGGAAACAGGACGAGAGCTACTTCGCCCGGATCAAGGACAGGTTCTACAAGGGCGAGGGGAAAGCGAACCTTCTCCACTTCCTCCTGTCGGTCGACCTGAAGGGATGGCACGTCCGGAACGCGCCCAAGACAGAGGCGCTTCAGGATCAGAAGAAGCGGACGTTCGACAGCCTCCGGGAGTGGCTCTTCATCAGCCTCGATCGAGCTGGCTTCGTCGAGGGCGATGACTGGCCCGGATACATCACGACGCAACAGCTGACGAACTCCTACGTCCACTTCGCCGATCAAGCGAAGGTCAGCCGCCGTCAGACGGAGATGGGCATCGCCGAAGAGATGAAGAAGATGGGAGCGATCGGGATCAAGCGGGATGGTCGGCGAGGCTGGCAGATGCCAAAAGTCGAGACTTGTCGATCGACCTTCGATGATCTCTATGGCGGACCGTTCGACTGGGACGACGCGGAGAACGACCCTCAACAAGAAATTCCGATTTAGAAACGGATTATTTCCATTTTTGGGGTTTACATATGCCGCCGATGCTGTAGATTGAGGTCATCAGAAACGGAAAGGAACCAAGACATGAACTTCAACAAGTGGCTCGACACCCTGATCGAAGAGAAGAACATCAACACCGACCAGATCATCGAGGTCGACGGCGACTTCGGCGTCAACATGATCCCGGTCGCGATCGTTCTCAACGCGATCAAAGCCGCTCCGCAACAGGAACGCGCCCAGATCAAGACGATCCTCGTGAAGATCGACTTCGCGAACGGCGACGTCCTCCACTTCATCCGCCACCTCGCGAAAGCGCTGGCGATCTAATCAACCCGGGGAGGGGCGACCCTCCCCGCACACAAGGAAGCCTGACCATGTCCCTCGACCTACTCCGCACGGTGGAACACACCCACAGCAACGGCGAACAGTCGGTTCTGGAGATCATGAAGATCACATTCGACAACGAGATCGACGGCTCCCGGGTCGCGATGATCTTCGCCGACAACCATGACAACTCCGTCATGGTCCACAGCTCCGACCAGCTCGATCGACTGATCGTGACCCTTCGAGACGTCCAGCGTCGACACTTCGACGGCGTCGACAACGGCTGGAAGGAGATTGACTGATGGCGGCGTTCGTCCAATTCATGCTCCGGCGCAACTATCCCGCGTCGGAGTTCACCGACCCACCCGTCGAGGACTGGGTCTCCTACTTGCGCCGGACTGGGCGCATTGATCAAAAAGGGAAACGGATCAAATGAAGAACTTCCTGAAACTGACGACCGCGATCGGCGGTCTGGCATTGCTGGCGGCTTGCGCTGGCTCTCCGCCTCCACTGTGCGATCGAAGCGCTCCCGTGACCATCGGGAAGGGCGGCAAGGTCGAACTGGCTCCAGCTTGCTCTCCGCGCCCCGTGGCGCGTCCTGTGGCATGGGAACCGGACGGCGGTCCGGGCGGTCCGGGCGATCCGGGCGATCCCGGCGATCCCGGCGATCCCGGCGATCCCGGCGATCCGGGCGATCCCGGCGATCCCGGTGGACCTGGTGATGATGGACCCGGCGATGATGGACCCGGCGATGATGGACCCGGCGATGATGGACCCGGTGATGATGGACCCGGCAACGGGAACGGGAACGGGAACAACGGACACGGGAACGATCCCGACGGTCACGACAGCTCGAACCCCGGGCGCGGTGGTGGCGGTCCGAACGGCAACCCCGACGGAACCGACGCTGATGGTCCCGCTGGCAAAGGGAAGGGCCTCTGATGCTGACGTTCCTTCTCTGGGCGCTGATCGTCTGGAACGCGATCAAGATCGTCGTGAACTTCGCCTACTTCAAAGAGGGCGGAAGCGAAGGTCGGATCGCGGTCGCCCAAGCGATCGAGAGCGCCGTCTTGATCTCGATCCTTCTCTATCTCTGGAGCATATGATGGACCCGATAGAGTGGGAGAGGGAGTGGCACACAGAAGAGGGGGACCTTCCCCCCCTGGGCGCTCTGATCCAGCTGAAGATTGCCCACATCGCGACGGTGGAGACCCGCGTCTGTCAAGGCATCGTCTCGGAGGTCAACGATCTGGGCCAGATCGAGCTGATCCCCTCGTTCGAGGAAGACGCCGCCGAGTGGGGCTGGGCCATGTGGCGCGGTCGCGTCGTCCCTCTTGGCAACATCGAAGAGGTCTTCCGGGAGAGGGAGCTGGGGGATGTCTGACGGCTTCCTGATCGGCGGTCGGTTCGTCTCCTACATGGACGTCCTCGAACAGCGCCACCACTTCGCAAGCTACGTCTACGAGCTGGGCGACCCTCCGACCATTTGTGGCGTCCCGCTCCGCGAGTGGGTCGATCGGCTACAGAGCGACCCGAAGAACGTCGACGTCTACCTCGACGTCACAAACAACAAATTTTTCACCTTGAAAGAAGGAAAGACAAGATGCCCGACAATACCGAAGACACACCCGGAAGACTGGCGTCTGGGGCCACTCTCCCGGAAGACGTGAAGGCGAACGCGATGAAGATCATCAACGCGAATTCGATGGGCATCGTCCAGCTTAACGCTCCGGAGGCTGAATGGATCATGAACGCCGTCGGGATGACGCTCGCCCAGATGCAAACCGCTGACAAATCCGGGAAGGTCCTTCTCGCACAGAAGGCGCAATTCGACGCCCAGTTCCGGGGACTTGCTGTCCTCCATGAGAAGGCGAAGCGAGCGCTCCACGAGCTTCTCCCGGCCTACAATCAAGCCGTGGCAGAGGCGGAGGCGAAGCCGTGATCGAGAAGATGGGAGAACACTGCAAGTTCCGGGTCTCGCTCGATGACTTGCATGGACACATTGAACAGCAACGCCGCGACGGGTTCGAGATGATCGCGATCTATCCGACCTCCGAATCCGAAGACTTCATCTCGGAGTGGGTTCGAAACACCGACGGAAAAGCGAACAGGATGAACTGATGACAAAAGCAACCTACACCGAACAGCCTGTCGGCTCTCACGGGTTCGTCCGTCTGGTCGACAGCATGGGGGACGACGCCGCGATCTGTCAGGCGGCGAGGGTCTCCTATGGCGAGGGGACGAAGAGCGTGAACGAGGATCGCGGTCTGATCCGCTACCTGATGCGCCACTATCATACGACACCCTTCGAGATGGTCGAATTCAAGTTCCACCTGAAGATGCCGATCTTCGTGGCTCGCCAATGGATCAGGCATCGGACGGCCTCGATCAACGAGTATTCCGGGCGCTACTCGATCATGAAGGACGAGTTCCACTTCCCAGAGCTTCGCCACCAGAGCCAGCTGAACAAGCAAGGCTCCGGCGAGGACCTCGACCCGGATGTCGCGCGAGCTTGGATGGCTGATCTCGATCAGCACTACAGCGGGACCTCGGACCTCTACAACGCGATGATCCGATCGGGCGTCTCGAAGGAACAGTCCCGGATCGTCCTCCCGCTCGCCACCTATACGGAGTTCTATTGGAAGATCGACCTCCACAACCTTCTTCACTTCCTCCGGCTCCGGATGGACAGCCACGCCCAGAAGGAGATCAGAGACTTCACCCAGCCGATCGCCGACGTGGTGCAAGAGCTGTGTCCGTGGGCGTGGGAGGCGTTCGAGGACTACCGCCTGAACGCGGTCCAGCTGTCGGCGATGGAGTGGGAGCGGATCGTGGCTTTCGTCCACGGGATGGCGGAGGAGTACAGCCGTTCGACCTACGACATCCTCCCGGCGGACATGACTGGCAAGATGACGGAGCGCGAGCTTCGCGAATTCGAGGAGAAGTTTAAATGAACCATGTGATGATTGATCTGGAGACGTTCGGTCTCGGGATGGACGCGCCGATCGTGGCGATCGGAGCCTGTTCGTTCTACTGGAACCACCGGACGAAAGACGGGGCGATCGAGGACACCTTCCGGGCGACGATCCCGCTGAAGGAGGCGGTCGTCGACGGAGCTGTGATCGACCCGGACACGGTCGAGTTCTGGCTTCAACAGGAGGACGAGGCGAGAGCCTCGCTTCCGGAAGGCTTATGGACGCTCCACGAGAGCCTCGACCAGTTCGCCGGGTTCTTGGAGAACGCCGGACCTCTGGATGGCGTCTGGGGCAACGGAGCGGCGTTCGACAACGCTCTCCTTGCCCAGACCTACCGCCGCGCCGGGAAGTCGATCCCGTGGAGCTACAAGCTCGACCGATGCTTCCGGACGATCCGGGCCATGGGTCCCGGCACCGGCTTCGAACGCCGACCGGACCTGATCGAACACGACGCGGTTCACGACGCGGTCGCCCAGACCGAAGAGCTGTTCGAGATTTGGAGGATGAGATGAAGGTCAAGGACATGATGGAGGCGCTCCAGAAAGCCGCCGACAAGGGCAACGGTGACGCGGAGGTCGTTTGGATCAACGGACAGGGGAAAGCGGTCCCCGTGGTCGGCTGGCAGCTTGTGACGAGCGCCCAGTGGGATCACGGACATGACCCCGCCTCCGGGCTTGGGCAACAGCTCCGCCTCTACAGCGGGAGCCGGTTCTGATGACTAAGGAAGAACGGATCGAGAAGCTGATCGAGAGCCTCCGGGGAACGTGTGACAGCATGACAACCAAAGCGGAGGACCTCGATCTGGATGACTTGGACGAGGCGGTCACAGGAGCGGTCGACGAGGCGATCTTCTGTTGCGCATCGTGCGGCTGGTGGTGCGAACAGGACGAAGAAGCGTCGGAGGAATACGACCTCGACGAGTGGACCTGTCGCGATTGCGCGAGCTTGGAATGATTGTCTCGAAAACGGAAACGGAGAATTTCGTCGAATAGGGGTTTACATCTGCGGGGATGGTTGATAAGTTCTAATTATCAGAAACGAAAGGAACCAAGACATGAACATCCTCGCAGACTACCCAGCCTTCATGGTCACAAGCCTCCCCGAAGGTCACGACATTCCCCTGACCGAAGACAAGGGCTACTGCCGGACCTCTCCGATCGTCCTTCGGATCGCTGGCTTCAAGAACGAGAAGTCCGGTCACGAATACCTCTCCGGCTTCGCGATCGGCGCGGACGACAAGAGCGGCGTCTGGGCATATGGTCGCGGCTCGATGCTGACCGCCGAACGCCGCGCCAAGGAGTACCACTTCGGAGCCTCGATCGGCGACACTATCCGGATCGAGGGCGTGGACTACATCATCCGCGAAGCCGCGAACAAGAACATCAAATTCGAGGAGGTGGCGTGAGCCACCCCTCCCACCGATATCAATGTGAGGCTTGCCGCTAATGCTGACTTTATTGCTTCTGTTGCTGGTGCTGTTCTTGCTCCCGAGGTTCATTATTTTACTGTGCAAAGCGACATTCTCACTAATGAGAATAAGCGTCGCAGTCCTTCGGCGCTTGAAGCCATAACCAAACCCGGGTCTGGCGCGAGAGCTGGATCATCCGGGAGCTGGACGCCCTGATCGACTGGGCTGAAGGAGAGAACACCGCGCGCCGTTTCTGATAATCTCGAAGCGCGGTTGTCCACGGGGTCGAAACGTATTGTTTCCCCCGTGGACACTTTACATCTGCCGGGAGATGGTCTATATGTAGATCATCAGAAACGGAGATAGACAAATGAACGCCTATACAATCCACTTCAAATTCGCCCACGAACACGTCGAAGCCACCGACACGGACATGGCTGTCATGAAAGCGGCGGAGATCATCGCCCAAGACATGACCGAAGAAGATCGCGGCGAGCTGGTGGCGATCGAGCTTCACGGCAAGAACGGGATGTCGAACTTCTTCTACACCGGAGCCGACCTGACCTCGGACAAGGTCGAAGAGATCGTGACCCGCAAGGAAGCCCGCCCCGCCCCGAAGAAGCTCCCAAGCCGCCGCCAGCGTGGCCTATGCCTCTCCTACTCCCACGGCGACCTGTTCGTCTCCCGCTTGGGCTACAGCTCCAGCCTGTCCTGTGCCTACCACGAAGAGGTCCTCCACCACGATCGCGGCTACCGCGACGACGTGGAGCTGGGACGCGCCGACATGAAGGTCATCGAAGAGTGGATGAACCACGAGGCGGACTACTACGAGACCAACGGCTGGGCGACGTGGAGCGAGGTCAACGAATAAGGAACAAATTGTTTCCCGGCTGGGGGTTTACATCTGCCGGGAGATGGTCTATCTATAGATCATCAGAAACGGAGACGAGATCATGAGACACATAAAGACCATGCGCCAGCAACAACGCGAGACCAGCAACAACGCCGAAGACCCGAACAAGAACATCTGCGCCCTGAAGGTCGCTCAAGCTCTGGGCGTGGATCATACCCAGCGTTACTTCCACACGATCGAGGACGTCAAGCGCGCCGCTGGTCGTCGGTTCTCGGTCCGCTCCGTGAAGAGCTACGTCAAAAGCAACACCGCCGGAGGCGCTCGCAAGGCGATGCCGTCGATCGGCGCTGTGGCCTTCATCGTCTGGGTCCCGGGCCACGTCCTCCTGATGTCCGCCGACGGGAAGACCATCGTCGACACCGCTCCCCGCAAGGCGGACCGCCGGAAGCTCTTGGGCGTCTGGGGATTGTATCCGAAGGGATGACAAATTGTTTCCCGGTGGAGGGTTTACATCTGCCGGGAGATGGTCTATCTATAGATCATCAGAAACGGAAAGGAACACGACATGAAACTCTGGCAGATCGAAACACTCAAAGGCGCGAAGCTCCGGGTCCGGGGCGATGACTACTCCCAAGCCAAAGCCCGCGCGGAGTGGATCATGGCTCCGAACGATCGCCCGATCAACATCGTCCTGATCGACTAACAGAAACAAGGGAGGGGATGGTCCCCTCCCACCTCCCGAAAGGAGCCTCCCATGGCCCACTCTCTTCCCCTCTCTGGTTCCGCTCTCCGCGAGACCTTCGACGTCCGTGACCTCGTCGCCATGACGACAGGCGAGAAGCCGTGGATGACGATCTCTGACGCTCGTGTGGCGGCTCGTGAGACGTTCGCCAATGTCAAGGGGATCATCCGGGTCTGGTCGATCGTCCTCCGTGCCGATGACGAGGTCCAGCTGGTCTCGATCGGTCCTCGTGGCGGCGTCATCGTGGAGTGGGTCTTCGGACCCGCTCGCTGATCCCATGGGCGTCCACGACAAGACCTGTCGGGAGTGTGGCGCGGACATCCGCGACCTCTTCCCACAAGCCGCCTTATGCGAACCCTGCTACCAGAAGCGCCAAGACTGGAGAGCGGAACAGGAGGTCCTCGATCGACATGAGCGGAAGGAGGCGTTCATGGCTCTCCCGGACGAGGACAGGTGGGAGATGGTCTGGAACCGATTGTTCTCGGGTTGAGAACCTATTATTTCGAATATAGGGGTTTACATCTGCCGGGAGATGATCTATCTATAGGTCATCAGAAACGGAAAGGAACACAACATGGACCGCCTCTTCAAGAACAAGAACTGGACCGAACGCCGCTACGACGTCACGAACGTCGTCTACCAGATGATCCCAGCTGGCAAGAACCCGATCGACTGGGGAACCGGCGCGGAGAGCGACAACTGGGTCGAGGTCGAGATCGACGCCGACGAGCTGGAGCTTCATGAACTGATGGGGACCTCGATCGTCCCGGCTGGCTTCAGCGAAATCGGACGGATCGACGGTCGCCAGTTCTACGGACACCTCTAATCAACCCGGGGAGGGGCGACCCTCCCCACAGCCGCAAGGAGCGACTGACATGACCACCATCACCGACACACCCGGCAACGGCTTCGACACCCGCGTCGACGTCCGTCACCACCATTGGAACACCATTCGCCCCCACTGGGCGCGGTTCAACGACGACGGCTCCGTCGACGTGATCGCGATCCGCAAGGACGGCGACTTCGGCGGTCTCTACATGTCCGTCGACCCGAAGCTCGTGGAGCGCGTGGCGTGAGCTGGGACGTCGTCACGACCTACCATGGCGACCTCGGTCTCGACCGGGGTCCCAAGGTCCACAGCTCCCACGCCACGAAGGAGGAAGCCGATCGCGTGGCGCTGGGCATCAACTCGAAGCCGTTCTCGATGATATTCGCGACTGTTTCGAAATAAGGGGTTTACATCTGCCGGTCCTGTTGCTATCTATAATGTATCAGAAACGGAAGGAACCAAGACATGATCATCAAGACCGACATCACCACGAACGACCGCACCGCCTACAGCTTCACCGCGAACGCCACGGAATACACCGTGATCGCCGACAGCGACGATCGCTTCACCGTGATCAGCCACCGCAAGAGCCTCCGCTTCCCTACGCTGAATGTCCACACCCGCGACGAGATGCTGAAGCGTTCGAAGGCTCTCCGGAACCTGATCCTCTTCATCGAAGCCGACGCGGTCGCAGCTTAATCAACCCGGGAGGGGACCACCCCCGCCCACAATCCAAGGAGAAAGAACATGATCAAATCAACAACAGCCTTCGAGGTCCTCGTCATCTTCGGTCTGGTCGCGATCGGCGCGACCTTCGCTGTTGACTTCGTCAGCTCTGGCGTCGAGAACGTCACCGCCGGGATCGTCCACGATTTGTCCACTATCAAGGTCGGGAAATGATGAACAGAATTGAGATCGGAGACCCGTGGTCCCTCGCGGACAAGCTCTGGGAAGCCACGCTGGGCCGGGAAGGGATCACGGAGAAGCGCCTGATGGTCGACCCGGAGACCCTCTACAAGATGCAGCACAACCGCGACCAGTGGATGACGAACGTCCAGATGATCGGGCGCGACGGCGAGCCGGTGATGGAATACCGCGACGGATGGGAGATCATCCGGGTCGTTCACTATGACATCCCGGAGGTCGGAACGATCGCGGAGGTCGAGGTCGAGGTCGAGGTCTACGGCGAAAAGACCCGCCTGACCCCTCACATGGCCTTCGCGTTCCGCAAGCCGAACGGTCGACACGCCTATCTCGACTGGGAAGGCAACAACGAAAAACTAACATAAGAGAGATACCATGTCACAATCTTCACTCGACGCTCTGAGGGAGTTCCATCTTGCGATGGGCCTCGATGCTCCGGAGCGATACACACAGCCGCAACAGAGCGCGCAGGCAAGGGTCGGACAGGCGATCCTATCAGAAGCTCTCGCCGGTCTCTCTGAAAGCCTGAAGAGCCTCGGAGCGATCCACGACAACGACGTGACCTTCCTCCGGTTCCGCCTGATCGTCGAAGAGCTGGCGGAAGTGTCGGAGGCGCTTCTGGACGGCGATCCGCGTCAAGTTCTCTGGGAGGTCTGCGATCTGATCTATGTCGTCTCCGGGCTGGCTGTGACCTTGGGCCTCGATCGGGCGGTCCCTGAAGCCTTCCAGCGTATCCACGAGGCGAACATGTCCAAGCTCGACGATGACGGGAACCCGGTCCGAGAACCGGGCGGGAAGATCATCAAGGGGCCGAACTATCAGAAGGCGGACCTCTCCGACATCGAGCTGTAGGACAACGGGTCGACCCAACCTCTGGACAACCTTTCAAAACCGCCCGAAAGCCCACGAAAGAAGGGACTTCGGGCGGTCGAGGTCGTCCAAAGGTCGTCCAAGGTCGACCCGTTGTCCAAAGGTCGTCCGAAGTAAGTTCCTGATTTTCTTAATGAAAGACAACCTCCCCAACCTCCCCAACCTTTTTGAAATCAGTAGAAATATATAATATTCTTAGAACTTGGAGCTTTTGAGGTCGGAGGTTGTCCAAGGTCGGTTGCTTTCGTGGTATTTTGGGCTTAGATTGCTTGCAACGCACCATTTAGAAAAGAGGTTCGCGCGCATATGGCGACCGATAACACTCCGGAAACAAAGGCAGAATACGAGGACCTCGTCGTCGAGCCGTCCCACACCAGAGCGATCACCACCTTTCAGGACAACGTCGTCCACGAGGGAGAGGTCCTTGGGCCTGAAGATGATCGCGGCGTCCGGCGATGGTTCGGACAGATCGTCGATCGGCGGGACCGTATCTTCGACGACGAAGCCGCCGCGAAGTTCTTGGAATTTTATTCGCGATCGGGCCGGAAGGCGGACGCCTCGCTCTATGCGGGATGCACCCTCGGAACGGTCATCAAGTGGGAGAACGAGAACCAACTGTTTCGTGAGCTGGTCCAAGAGGCTCACGCGATTTATTTGAACATGCTCGAAGCTGAAGCTCTCCGCCGGGGAGCCGAAGGCGTTCTGGAGCCGATCGTCGCTGGCAAGGACCCGGAGATCGTGACCTACAAGCGGGTCTTCTCGGACAAGCTCTTGGAGGGCCTCCTGAAGAAAGCCGACCCGGCTGGCTGGGGCCAGAAGGACGGAATGACAGTCAACGTCCAGACCGGCGTCCTCGTCGCTCCTGAACAGCTGACATCGGAGAACGATCCTCTCCCGGTCGAGGACATCCCACCAGATGACGACGACAGCTGACACCATCACCCCGGCCTTCGTCGTTCCCGAAGGCACGAAGAAGGCATGGGAACCGCTCAAAGGCTCACAAACGGAGCTGATGAAGCGGAGCTATGTCTTCGAGATACTTTATCACGGGACGAGGGGACCCGGGAAGTCGGACACGCTCCTGATGGACTTCGCCCAGTTCATCGGACGCGGCTGGGGCCTCCAATACAAGGGCGTCATCTTCCGCCAGACCTTCCCACAGCTGGAGGACCTGATCACGAAGTCGAAGCGCTGGTTCCCCAAAATGTTCCCCGGCGCTCGATGGAACGGCTCCGCCTACAAGTGGGTCTTCCCTGATGGGGAAGAGCTTCTCTTCCGACAGTTCAACAAGCCGGACGATTATTGGAAGTACCACGGACAGGAGTTCCAGTTCATCGGCTGGGACGAGCTGACCAACTGGGCGAGCCTCGAAGGCTACAAGTCGATGATGTCCTGTCTCCGATCGACAGAGAGAGAAATCCCGCTCCGGGTCCGGGCCACGACGAACCCCTACGGGGTCGGACACAACCAAGTGAAGTTCTACTTCGAACTCCCACAGAAGGACGGGGTCCGGAGGCGCGCGACCTACAAGATCGAGAACCCCGTGACCGGGGAGGTCGAGACACACGTCCTCGAACGGCTGACGATCAAGGGGACGATCTACGAGAACACGATCCTCCTGACCGCCCAGCCCAACTACATCGCCCAGCTGAAGAAACAAGCCGACAACCCGGCGAAGCTCGCCGCATGGCTGGAGGGGAGCTGGGACATCGTCGCCGGAGGCATGTTCGACGACGTCTGGGACCAGAAGGTCAACATCGTCCAGCGCTTCCCAGTCCCTTCGAGCTGGAGGGTCGATCGGTCCTTCGACTGGGGATCGAGCGCTCCCTTCTCCGTGGGCTGGTGGGCGGAGAGTGATGGGTCCGACTACAAGGGAGCCGATGGTCGCTGGCATAGTACCGTCCCCGGCGATCTCTTCCGGATCGCGGAATGGTATGGCTGGAACGGGAAGCCGAACGAGGGCAAGAAGATGCTCGCCGTGGATGTCGCCAAGGGCATCGCGGAGCGCGAGCGATCCATGTTCCCGAACATGAAGATCAACCCGGGACCGGCGGACAACGCGATCCACAACACGGAGAACGGGGTCTCGATCGGTCGGGACATGGGCCTCCCTTTCACCACCCGGGACGGGAAGAAGTATCCCTCCGGGATCATCTGGACGAAGGCTGACAAGCGACCCGGATCAAGGAAGGCTGGCTGGGAGACCCTCCGCAAGTACATCCGCAACGCGAAGAACCTGATCGACGAAGAAACGGGTCAAGTCCAAATGCGCGAAGACCCGGGCTTGTTTATTTTCGAGAATTGTGATCAATTCATAAGAACCGTTCCGGTCCTTCCGCGATCGGACAAGGACCCGGATGACGTGGACACCGACGCCGAAGACCATATCGGCGACGAGACACGCTACCGGGTTCGCTCTACTGGGAACCGGGGCGGAACCGGCAAAACGACAGGAATGTTCTAAATGGGCGTCGAACAGAAGCATCCACTCTTTTCAACCCACCTCCCGGACTGGGTCATGCTCCGCGACATCTATCTCGGAGAGAGACAGGTCAAGGAGAAGGGTCAGATATACCTGAAGCCGACCGCCGGGATGATCGAGGACGGCATGACCACGGCTCTCTCCCCGGGCTTCCAAGCCTATGAGGCTTACAAGAGCCGCGCGATCCTCCCTGACATCCTCGACGACGCGGTGTCCGCGATGCTTGGCGTGATGCATCACAAGCCCGCCGTGATCGAGCTTCCGGCGGCGATGGAGCCGCTCCGGGAGCAAGCCACCCTCCGGAACGAGAGCCTCCAGATGTTGCTCCGCCGGATCAACGAACAGCAACTCCTGACCGGGCGCGTCGGCCTCCTGTCGGATATGACGATGGACCCAAGAGCCAGCCGATCGACCGTGGTCGCTGCTGGGAAGACAGTCCGCGTCGACGATCTCCCCTACATCGCTCTCTATGAGACGGAGGCGATCATCAACTGGGACCAAGGCTCCCGGGATGGGATCGAGGTCCAGAACTTGAACCTTGTCGTCCTCGACGAGACAGGCTTCGAGCGCGAGAAGGGGGACAGCTTCAACTGGGTCGAGCGCCAGAAGTATCGCGTCTTGATCCTCGGAGCTGTCGACGAGAACGAACCGAAAGGGACCGGGACCTACCGGGTCGGCGTCTTTCGTGACGACAAAAGCCTCGACTTCAGCGAAGAGAACCTGATCGACCCGTCCTACCGTGGGACAAAGCTCGACGAAATTCCCTTCGTGATCATCAACGCTTGTGACGTGGTCCCTGATCCCGACAAGCCGCCTCTCCTTGGACTGGCGTCCGCGATCATGGCGATCTATCGTGGCGAGGCTGACTATCGTCAAGCGCTCTTCATGCAAGGACAGGACACGCTGGTCATCTCCGGCGGGAACATGGCAGACGAGGCGATCCGTTTGGGCGCTGGTGCGACGATCCACCTCCCGGAGAACGGGACGGCGGAGTTCATTGGACCAAGCTCCGACGGCATCCCCGAACAGCGGACCTCTCTGGAGAACGACTACAATCGCGCGATGCAGAAAGGCGGACAGCTGATGGACAGCGTCTCCCGGGAACGGGAGAGCGGTGACGCCCTGAAGATCAGGGTCGCCGCCCGGACTGCCACGCTGAACCAGATCGCCCTGACCGGGGCCTACGGTCTCCAGCAATCGCTCCGCCAGATCGCCAAGTGGATCGGCGCGAACCCGGAAGAGGTCGTCGTGACCCCGAACCTTGACTTCGTGGACGACAGCTTCACGCCGGACGATCTCGTCAAGATGGTCACCGCCAAGAACAGCGGAGCGCCGTTGTCCTACGAGACGATCCATCTCTGGCTCCAGAACAAGGACGTCACCGAACTGGACTTCGATGAAGAGATCGCTAAGATCGAGGAAGAAGAGGACCTCGTTCTGGGGTCCATGAATTCGAAGGACCTTGTCGATGACGATGATCAAGCTGGTGGCGGAAACCGAGAACCCGGAGACCCAGACGAAGAAGACGATGATGACAATGATCGAGGCGGTCAGGAGTGACGCTGAAGCCGGGATCGTCGAAGAGGGGTTCTTCATCGGTCGATCACCAGACGGCTCCCTGACGACCTACGCGATGGGCCAAGGGGACGACGAAATGATCTACGACATGGAGCGCGCGAAGCTGAACCTCTTGGTCGGAGCTGATCGCATCCCCTACGAGGAAGAGGACGATGGCTAGTTTTATTCAGCAACCAGAGCGTGACTTCTTGGTCGAGCTTGGCTTCGGTCGGGCGCGCGGTCCGAACCGTGAACTGATCGAGCCGGTGCATAAATACGGCACACTTCGGAACCTGACCACGTCGTTCCAAGCTGTTCAAACCCAAGGCGGCGCGGCGATCTGGCCAACGGCAGACGAACGGGTCCGGATCAGGGCGGGAGGCAACGCCGCCGACACGGCAGACGGAACAGGCGCTCGTTCGGTCGAGGTCTACGGGATCAATGCGGCTGGCTATCGTGACAGCGAGGTCATAGTCACCGCCGGAGCCAATGCTTCGGCTTACACGACCAAGACATTCTGGAGGATCGACCGGACCCGTGTCGTCGAGGTCGGGGTCTATGGAGGCACAAACGCCGCGATCATTGAAATCGAGAACGAGAGCGCCCAGCTCTTGGCGGAGGTTGACTTCCAAGGAATAGGGGCCTCGACGACCCTGAAAGCCGCCTACACAACAGGCATCAACCAGACTGGACTTTTGACGAGGGTCAACTACTCGCTGTCCAGCGGCAAGGTCGCCGACATGCATATCTTAACACGGGAGAACGCACTTCAGGTCACGCCTCCCTTTTCCCCTGAAGTGAAACAGAAGGACTTCGAGGGTCTGAACAGTGTAACGAACACGATCGTTCGTGAACCATATCTTGAACTCCCTCCCTTGACGGACATCTGGGTCGAGATGGCTGTCGATCAGGCTGGCGGAGAGGTTAGCATCTCCTTGTCGATCATCTTGTCGAACACGAACACGAACGTATAACGCCTTCGGGCGGCGAATGAGAGAACCAGATGGCGAACGACATCAACGACGAGTGGCTGGACGCGATGATCCGGCATCAGATCGGACTTCTCCGGCTTTCCGGGAAGGTTCGGAACGATGTCTTCGATCTTCTCGACGCCACGGAGAAGGACATCAAGGACCTGATCATCAAGAGGCTCGACAAGAGCCGATCGGTGGCAAGTCAGGAGAGGCTGATCAAGGCGATCGCCGCTATACGCTCGGAGAGCTGGAAAAAAAGTTCCCAAGTCTGGCGTGACGAGATGCTCGCTCTGGTTCAGGCTGAACCGGCGCTTCTGGCGACCGCTCTCCAGACCGTCGCCCCTGTCCTCCTTGACACAGTCCTCCCGAATGTCGACACTCTGAAGGCGCTGGTCACACACCACCCCTTCGAGGGCCGGACCCTGAAGGACTGGTCGAACCAGATCGCCCGGGCTGACCTCCAGAGGATCGAGCAAGCGATCCGGATCGGTGTCGTCCAAGGTGAACCCACGCGAGAGATCGCCCGGAGGGTGGTCGGATCGGTAAACCAGAGAGGCAAGGATGGGGTCACACAGATCACGCGGAGACAAGCCCAAGCGATCGCCCGGACCGCCGTCAATTCCTACAGCAACGCCGCGAAGCGAGAGTTCTACAAAGCGAACGCCGACGTCTTCGACCGGGAGGTCTACGTCGCCACACTGGACAGCCGAACCACTCCGGTCTGTCGTGCAAACGATGGAAAGCGGTTCCCTGTCGGAAAGGGACCTATCCCGCCGCTACATTGGAACTGTCGGTCCCTTCGTGTCGCGGAACTGGACGGCGAGGTCATTGGAAAGCGTCCAGCGAAGGCGGTGACAGAGAAGGGCCTTCTCCGGGACTATGCAAAGAAGGCGGGGATCAAGCCTGTGGGCAACCGGGCCTCCCTTCCCCGTGGTCACAAGGGGAGCTTCGATCAGTTCTCCCGGGGCGAGATCAGGAAGCGGACCGGCGTCATCGACGCGAAGATCAGCTATCAGGATTGGTTGACCCGACAGCCGACGTCCTTCCAGATCGACATCCTCGGACCAACCCGGGCCAAGCTCTTCCGGGACGGGAACCTGAAGCTCGATCGCTTCGTGAACCGTAGGGGCGACGAGCTGACCCTGTCACAGCTCGCTCGACGCGACCGGGACGCCTTCATCGCCGCCGGTCTCGACCCGGACAACTTCTTGTGATATAGGGCTATCCCACGCAAACCCACAAGGACGCACAACATGACACTTTTACAGAAGCTCCAAGCGATCGCGACAGCGATGTCCGACATCATCTCCCTGAAGGCGCAAGTCGAAACAGAGCTGACCGATCTGAACACGTTTCTCGACACGGTCTAAAGCGAAGTCGATCTGGGAGAGCCGCGAGCGGACCCTGTTCGGGACCCGCCAAGCTCTCCGTGACATGCTGGGCCTCTTGAACGATCGAGGCTCTGTCGGATCAGCGCCGATCGACGTCCTCCGGAAGCTCGATCCGAACGACAAGCGCCCACGGAAGGGCGAAACCTACGTCCACTTCATGAAGCGGTGCCAGTCCGACGGAACGTCCGCCGGACTGTGCGAGATCATCTGGCTCCGGTCACGATAGCATCGTCTTCGACGACATCAGGTTCCACGCCTTCGAGTAGATGTCCACCCGCTGGACCTCGTCGTCGAGGCTGTGGAGCCGCTCGTTCGCGCGCTCGATCGCGCCGATCTTCAAGTAGAACCATTCGCTCTCCGTTCCGGTCTCGTTCAGGTCGTCGCCAAGATATTCGGTCACGCCCCACGACTGGAACTCCGGAGAGAACCAGACGTCGAGGCGGAGAGTGTTGTCCCCGGTCATGCTGCGATCTCCTTCAGATAAGCCTCGACCCGGCGCTCTATGTTCGCGTCGATCGAAGTCATGCGAGCGGACAGGTCCCAGCGCTTGTCGGACAGACGGGTGAGGCGAGCGCAAGGGTAGTCGATCTCGTTCATCTCCAGCTCGACCGCCCGAAGCTGGTCCTGCGTCTCACCATACTGGGCGCGGAGATCAGCGGTCAGGTCCATGATCGCGGCGCGTCTGGCTTTCTTCTGTTCGATGGTCATCATGTCGTGTTCCTTTCGTTTCTGATGATCTATAGATAGACCATCTCCCGGCAGATGTAAAGCACAATTTGCGAAAAACAGACTGTTTCGAAATAAGGGGTTTACATCTGCCGCTCATAGTGTAGATTGAGATCATCAGAAACGGAAAGGAGCCTCCCATGGCCTTCGCATCTCACACCAACGACCGCCGCCACATTGGCTTCGACCCGATCATTCTTGGTCACTTCCGCGAGGCGGACGAGGGTCACACCTTCGAGTTCGGCGATCGCTGGTCGGCTCCCTCTTGCGACTTCTGTTCCAACCCGTGGGCCTCGATCGACGAGTTCCCCCACGTCATCTTCACCACCGAAGGCAAGCGCTACGCCCGGGTCCTGAAGACGGTCGCCTACATCGTGGTCGACGAGGACGAGCTGGGCCAGCCTGTGATCGAGAAATGGGAAACCCGTGGGCGTCGTGCCTATGATCTTCCTTGAAAGGATAAGACCATGACTATCAAAACAGCAATTTGCAAGACATCCGACGGGATCGAAGTCCCGGTCCACTGTAAGCTCTGGGAGAACTGGCACGGAGCCACGAACATCCAGAAGACCCGCGAACAGCTGGCGGCGGATCACCCGGACCTGACCTTCGACGGCTGGGTCTACGACCTGAACAGCGACGGGGACCTCCAGTCCCTTCGCCTCGCCTTCCTGTCGCCCAACGTCTTCGCCGTCACGAAGTGGCTGTCGACGGAACTGGGCTTCGAGAAGAAGCGAATCACCCGGGAGATGGTGGCATGAACGCCACCTTCAACCCGACCCACCTCACAGCGACAGACGTTCGCTGTGAGATCATCAACTCGGACGGCGTCCTGACCGTCGTCCGGGTCAAGGACAACGCCTACTGGGAGCGGACACGCTTCACCACCCGCGTCGTCGCAACCTCCAGCCTGAAGGAGATCAACTGATGGACTTTCGCGTCACATTCAACCGCTACTCCGCGATCCACGGGAACCGCTCCCGGACGGAGTTCCTGAACACCTTGTCGATCGAGGACGCTGTCTCGCAAGCTAGCCTGATGTGTCGATGCTGGGAAGAGATGGACCCCGACCACAGCTACTTCATCGTCGGCGTCATCCTCCACACCCACGCGGCAACCGACGAGGCGTCCATGGGCTGGCAGACCTCGGAAGAGTGGACCGAACATCGTCGAGCTTGACAGCTGCCGGGGCGAGCCTCCACACTCGCCCAACCCACAACCCAAGGAGAGAACTATGTTCAACCGCAACAACTACCTCGCCGCCCTGATCACTGGGCTTCTGATCTTCGTCCCCATATTCTCGAACGCGGAGACCTTGCCGGAGATCGAAGGCATCTTCCAGAACCACGACGTCGAGAAGTTCACCACCTTCCGATCGCCCGATGGAATGGTCGACGGGTATCTGATCAAGTCCCCTCGTGGCGTTTGCTACGGCTCGATCTCGAAAGTCGAAGACGACTTCGCCCTGACCTTCTTGAACCGCATTAATTTCGTCCACCCAGTTCATGGAGCTACAGTCACAGGGTTCTATTTCTCAGTCACCAGTGAACGACCGTTCCCGGTGATGGTGATCTTCACCGCCATTCCGGAACAGCTGTCCGCCTGTCTGGACATCGTGATGATCCTCCGGGGCGAGGACGCTTGACGTTCTACTGTCTGCCCATGTAAGGTCCCCGCATCGAGTGGGCCATGGGGTCCACTGATGCAACTGCATGGGCAGACAGAAAGGACAGACATGTCACTCCAAGCAATTCATGACACAATCGACGACATCCCGGAGGTCTACCGCGACCTCTACACCGAAAAAGGTGGCAAGTTCGAGCTGACCGGCATCGCCGGGGTCAAGACCCAAGCTGACTTCGAGCGGGTTCAGTCGGCTCTCCTGAAGGAGCGCAACGACCACCAGCAAGCGAAACAAGCTCTCGAACCATGGAGCGCGCTGGGCGATCTGGAGGAACTCCAGTCCAAGCTCGACAAGCTCCCCGAACTCGAAGCCGCCGCCGCTGGCAAGCTCGACGAAGCTGCGATCGACGAGATCGTGAACCGCCGGGTCGAGGGGACGATCAAGTCCCGCGAAGCTCCCCTTCAGCGACAGCTGTCGCAAGCGGAGAAGGAGCTGAACGCTCTCCGCGAAGAGAACCAGACCTTCAAAGTCCAGAACACACGCCGCGCGATCCACGACACGGTCCGCGAAGCTCTGGTCGAACAGAAGGTGATCCCGGAAGCCCACGAGGACGCCCTATTCCTCGCCGAACGGGTCTTCGAGGTCACTGAAGATGGAACCATCGTCACCCGTGACGGCGTGGGCGTGACCCCCGGCGTCGAGGCTGGCGTCTGGCTTCAGGACATGCAAGATAAGCGCCCGCACTGGTGGCCTCCGTCGCAAGGTGGCGGCGCGGCTGGTGCTGGTCGTGGAGCTGGAACGATGTCCGGATCGTCGAACCCGTGGTCCGCCGACGGCTGGAACGTCACGAAACAGATGGAGGTCGTCAAGTCGAAGGGCCGGGAATACGGCGCTCAGATGGCGACCGCCGCTGGGACCACTCTGACCGGCGGGAAACCTCGCAAGAAATAAAGGCTGTTTACAAACGCGAAACAGACGCTATCTTAGGGAGCGATCGGACATGGGTCCGGTCGCTCTTTTCGTCTGGGGCCATGGGGTCTCGGACACACCATGATAGCCAATAAGGACCATGGGGTTCCCGAAGGCTCTGAACCTTTCACAGCCTAACTCAAAACGGAGGATTTATCCCATGGCTGGCGCAAATGACAATATCACTCAGGTCGACGACGTCATCGTCCCTGAAATCTTCACCGGTTACGTTCAACAGCTGACCGAAGAGAAGTCCCGACTGATCCAGTCCGGCGCTCTAGCTCGCAACGCTCTGATGGATCAGATGCTTGCTGGTGGCGGTCTGACGTTCAACGTTCCCTCATGGCTAGACCTTGACAACGACGCGGACAATGTCTCGACAGACGACATCGCCGATCGCATCGCCGCGACCATTGCCAACGCATGGCCCGGAACCGGTCTCGACAGCGCGCCGAACGACACGTCAGCGATCCAAGAGATCGCGGTCCGTCTGTCGCGCAACAACAGCTGGAACTCGGCAGACCTTGCCGCTGCGCTGGCTGGCGACGACCCGATGAACTCTATCGCCCAACGTGTCGCCACCTACTGGGCGCGGCGTCTTCAGGCGGCTTTCATCGCGACTTGGCAGGGCGTTTGCAAGGACAACGGTGTCAACGACAGCGGCGACTATGCGAACGACATCGTCGGCGCGAGCTTCGTCGATGGCGTGACCAACTTCTCGGCTGAAGCCTACCTCGACGCGAAAGTGACGATGGGCGACAGCATGGAAGACCTTTCGATGGTCATGGTTCACTCTGTCGTCTACAACCGGATGCAGAAGAACAACCTGATCGACTTCATCCCGGACGCCCGTGGCGAAACCCAAATCCCGACCTTCCTTGGCGCTGAAGTCATCGTCGACGACGGGATGCCCAGTGGCACCTCCGCCGTTCGTGGCGATGGCACCGCCTCCGTGGCGAACACCTACGAGACGTGGTTGTTCGGTTCGGGCGCGACCCAGCTGGGCGTCGGTTCCGCCAAGGTTCCGACCGAAGTGGAACGTCAGGCTTCCGCCGGTAACGGTGGCGGCTCCGAGACGCTTCACTCGCGTCAGGAATGGTCGATCCATCCGGTGGGCCATGCCTTCACCGCCGCCTCCCCGGCGAACGGTGGTCCGTCCAACGCTGCGACGACCAACAACCTGAACATTGCGACCAGCTGGAACCGTGTCTACGGCGAGCGGAAGCAAGTCAAATTTGCCAAGCTGATCACCCGCGAGGCATAATCGACCAGAGGGGCGGCTTCGGTCGCCCCTTCAACCTTCATCTAAATCCTTAAAGGAGGATAAAATGGGAAAAGGACTTCCACGTTCCCTCGGAGGCGGTCGCGGCGGGTATCAAGCTCAAGTCGTCTCGAAGCTCCGGGTCGGAATTGATCATACCGTCACAGTCACGGCAACAGGCGCGGCGATCGGCTTCGGCTCCGTCGTTCTCTCCGGTCTACCGGAGGGTCAAATCAAGATGCTGGGCGCGGCGATCGCCGTCACGTTCTCCGGCTCTGGTGCTGATGCCAACCTCGCCGACACTTTCGACGGTGACTTCGGTGTCGGAACGACCCCGGCTGGCGACGCGACCATCACCGGGACCGACGTCAACGTGATCGCATCGACCGCTCTTGGCGCTGCTACGGCTGAAGTGTCTCCGCTGAAAAACGTCATCAACGGGACGGACGCTGTCTTCGACAACACAGCCGCCGATCTGGAACTGAACCTGAACGTCCTGATCGACGCCGCCAACATCACCGACGACACGTCGGTCGATCTTCAGGCGCAAGGCGTGATCGAGTTCACGTTCATCACCCTTCTGGATGACTAACGTCGACCAGACTTGAACTAGACGAGCGCCCGGGCTATGCTCCGGGCGTTCGCATATGAAACAGAACCGCATGGAGAACAAAATGAACATGCCACTTGCCGCCGCTCTGGCGCAACTCGACCCCTCGAACGACGACCACTGGACAGGCGACGGACTTCCAGTTCTCGCTGTTCTGTCAGAATGGACGGGGAACAAGGTCACACGGAAGGACGTTCCTTCCGACATCAAACGATCAGACGCTCCGGAGCCGACGAGTTTCGTGGCGGACAAGACAATCGAGGAAGAGTTCGAAGATCAGGAAATCCTCGCCAAAGCATCAGATGCTCAAAGTGTCAAAGAAGACGAAGAAGTGAACTTGGACGAATTCGACGACGAAGAAATCCTTGCTGCTGAACCTTCCGATCTCGGGAACGACATCGACGCTCTGGAGCGCTGGATCGCCGCCGCCGATCGGAAGCTGAACGGCCTCCAGAAAGCCCACAACAAACTGACGAACGAGATCAACCTGTGGGCGCGACGTTCGGACATCATCGTCCGGGTCCGCGATCGGGTTCGCAAGTCTCGACCCGAAACGGACAAAACCTCGATCAAGACGTTCCTTGAACGGCAAGCCGCCGCTCGTGCCGAAAAGGCGGAGCGCGCCCGGGCCTTCATCGCCGCCGGAACCACGGCGCAAGACGTGGTGAAGGAGCTGGGGATCAAGGCACCGATCGACCAAGCAATGGGACAGCGTAAAGCCTCCCTTGGATCAACCCGACCCGCAATGGGTCTCCCTGTCAGGAAGTAACAGATGGCGGAGCTTCAATCGTTTAAGGAACTGACCGAAGCCGAACAGGCGGCGCTATTTCACGCCCGCGAACGGAGAAGCTCCGCCCAAGACCACCAGAGCTTCGACACCGACATCGCGTCCCCTGCCAATATGGGGACGGTCGCGGCGACGAACCCTCTGACGACGGCCTACGATGTCCCGAAGGACGCCCAGCTGGGCGTCTCTTTCTCTGTGGGCGTTTCAGCTGGTCAGCTGACAGTCGCCACGAACGACAGCCGGACGATCGGGACGCCCGCTCTGGCGGCGAACCAAGTCCACCGGCTGGGCAACATCCGACGCGCTCTGGAACTCACTCCGACCTGTGCGATCGCCGGGACGGTGACGATCCACGTCTTCGATGACTGGTTCCGTCCGACCGCGATCGCGACTGGGGTCTTCACATGATCCACTTCTACCGATAAACAAGAAGGGATTGGAGGCTCGACATGACACTCATTCTTGAAACCGGCGCTGGTGTTCAGAACGCGAACGCCTACGTCACGACTGCCTACATCGACAACTATCTCTCGAACCGGAACCGCTCGACGGAGAACAGCTGGGACACAGCCACCTCCGCCCAGAAGGAAGCCGCCGCGATCAACGCGACCCAGTATCTCGACAACCGCTTCGGAAGTCGCTTTCTCGGAGTGAAGGCTGTCGCCTTCAACGGTCGGTCCGCTGAAGGGATCGTCGAGTTCGCTGGTCTCCCTGTCGCCGACGAGACGATCGTCATCGGCGCGACCACTTACACATTCAAGTCGTCTCTCTCGACCCTGACCTCCGTCAACGAGGTCCTGATCGGAGCCGACGCCGCCGCCATGGCGACGAACCTTGTCGCCGCGATCGGCGCGACCGACACGACACTCCACTCGTCCAACGTCCAAGCGAACCAAGACATCACCGCCGCGATCAACGCCACAACGGTCGATCTGACAGCCGCCCAAGAGGGCGAGAGCGGGAACGACATCACCCTGTCGACAGCGGCGACGAACGTCACCGTCACCGGCATGATCAACGGCGTCGACTACGGCTCCCAGAACCTCCAGTGGCCTCGGACCGGCGTCAAGGACAGCCGTGGGCTGACCGTCGTGGGCCTCCCCCGGAACCTGAAGTGGGCGGTCTGCGAATACGCGATCCGGGCGCACAACGCCCAGCTGTTCCAAGACCCGACGACCGACGCCTCCGGTCGGACTGTCACGTTCGAGAAGATCGGTCCGATCGAGACCCGGTTCACGGAAGGCTCCACGATCGAGAACCTGATCCGACCATATCCGGCGGCTGACTACCTCCTGAAGTCTTACCTGAAGCCAGCGGGGTCCTATCGGTGACGATCGCCCAAGCTAATAAAGCGAACACGCTGGTCGCCGCCAAGGGGCGGACCGTGACGTTCATCAAGCTCTCCAGAGCGACCGATGACGCGGCGAAGCCGTGGCGCGGCGCGGCTGACCCACGGACGACACCAGAGGCTTCAGCCTCCGTCCCTGTCGTCGTGGTCCCTCCGACCGGCGTGACAGCGCTTGGCTTCGGCATGGAGCCGAACGAGCTGGTCAAGCGAGCCGAACAGATCATGATCGCGGCTCCCGGCGGATCGTCGAGCGACAAGCTCGAAGAGTTCGACGAGGTCATCGACACCGACTTGACGACATGGAAGATCGGTCCAGTTCAGGCGCTCCGCTACGACGACGGACCGACGATCCTCTACTATGTGGGAGTGAGGCGCTAATATGAGCTTGACAATCGCAGAAGCAAGAGACGAAATTCTGACCCTGTTCCGGACCGGATGGGTCGCCGCCTATCCGACGGCTCCGATCCTGTGGGCTGATCGGACATCTGACGACGATCTCCCGACCGACCCCATATGGTGTCGGGCGACAGTCCTTCACACGGCGGGGTTCAACGACGCGATCGGGAACAAGATTTTCGGTCGTTCCGGAACGGTGACAATCCAGATATTTACACGATATGGTTCTGGTTTGACGAACAACGATGTCGCTGCTAAGGTGGCATTGGATACGTTTCAAGGACAGGCAACCCCCGGTGGAGTTTGGTTCCGGGACGTAACATTGAACGAGGTCGGACAGGACGGAGACTGGTTCCAGTCGAATGTTCTGGCAACCTTCGAATATACGGAGAGGCTCTGATATGGCTGAAGAAGTCAAAATTGACAGTAATTCCACCGGTCTTAAAATGGCCGAAGAGACCACGCTGGGCGTCCTTCCGGGATCGCCGACGTGGTATGAGATGGAGCCGAACTCCTACGCGGACTTCGGCGCACAGCTCGCTCTGGTGGCACGAAACCCGATCAATGCTGGTCGTCAACGCAAGAAGGGCGTGATCACTGATCTGGACGCAACGGGTGGCTTCAATCAGGACGTGACCTTCACGAACCTCGCCCACCTATGGCCCAGCCTATTCATGTCCACGAAGGAAGCGAAGCTGTCCTATCTTGGCGCGACCGCTTCTGTCGACGACGTCGGCGGGACCGCGACGACCATGACGGCGACCGGCGTGGACATCACAGGCGAGCTTCTCGACGGGATGATCTTCTTCGTCTCCGGCATGACGAACAGCTCGAACAACGGCCTCCACATTCTCACAGGTTCGGGGTTCACCACGGACACGACCCTGACCTTCGCCGGTTCCACGTTCGTCGCAGAGACGCCGGGAGCCGACTTCAAGATGGTCCTTGTGGGCTACCAGTTCCCAGCGGACGACGCCAACGTCGTCGCCGGTGGCGGCAACCTTCCCACGATCACCTCCGACGCGACGACGAACCTGACTAACCTCGGTCTCCAGATCGGCGAGTTCATCTACATCGGCGGCGACACCACCGCGACCAAGTTCACGACGGCCTCGAACCTTGGCTTCTGTCGTGTCAGCTCTGTCGCGAACATCGCGACCGGCGTGATCCAGCTCGACAAGACCGGCGGCGGCGCTGATGGGGAGACAGAGATGTCTTCCGAAAGCCTCTCCGGTGGCGAGACGGTTCAAATCTTCTTCGGCGGCGTGACACGCAACGTCGGGACGAACGACCCTCTCTTCGACCGCCACACTTGGGCGATCGAGCGCCAACTGGGCATACCGAACCCCGGCTCGACGAACGACTATCAGGCGGAAGTCCTCGAAGGCTCTGTCCTGAACGAGTTCTCCCTGAACATCGCCCAAGCGGACAAGCTGATGGCGGACTTCACGTTCATCGGCACGGACAAGACCAACTATGCCGACACCGACACGAAGCCCACGGAGAGCGGGACGGACGCGACGATCGAGAGCGCGACCGCCTACAACACCAGCTCCGACTTCAGCCGGATCAGGATGGCCCAAGTTCGACCAAGCAACCAAGGCGCTCCGACGCCTCTGTTCGCCTACGTCACGGAGACGACCCTGAACGTGAACAACAACGCCTCGCCGAACAAAGCGGTCGGCGTTCTGGGAGCGTTCGATGTCAGCCTCGGGAACTTCGAGGTCTCCGGCTCCGTCACCGCCTACTTCGCCGACGTGGCGAGCGTGGACGCTGTTCGGAATAACGCCGACGTCACCCTCGACATCGCTCTGGTCAAGGACTTCGGGACCGGCACAGAAGCCCGGAAGACCGGCCTCGTCTGGGACGTCCCACTGATCGCTCTGGGCGATGGTCGGGCGAACGTCGCACAGGACGAAGCAATCACACTTCCCCTCGATGTCCAAGCGGCTGAATACGAGAACTTCGGTCACACGCTGATGCTCTGCGAGTTCGACTATCTTCCGGACGTCGCCGACACCTAAATTCACACTGTCCCTCGTGAACAACTGGGGCGGCTTCGGTCGCCCCTTTCTTTTTGGAAACAGACTGTTTCGAAATAAGGGGTTTACTTCCGCCGAAAAGCCGTCTAGTTTTCTGATATCAGAAACGGAGACAGACACATGACACAATTCATCGCAAAGCGCACAGCCAAGGACGTCCCGATCTGGGACCTGTTAGACGGTGACAAGGACATCGGCGTCCTGACCGTCTTCCCGGGCGAAGGTCCGATGGCAACCGTCCACGACGAAGCCACAGGTCGCAAGACGACCATCCACAACGCCGCGAGCATCCACGAAGCTCTGG